GGTGCTTTTTCTTATAACGAGGTGATTCTATGCCAGACACGATCAATAACCCAGTATCAGAAGTATTTTCTAGGTGGAGTAAAGATATTCAACCAGCAGTCGGCAAAGGCAATTTTTCCATGGAGAAAAGCCAGACAATAGCATCTGGCAAAACAAAATATGTCAGATTATTCATGATGGGGAATCCCACGCAGTCAACAAGTCTTGAAGGTCACGAATGCGCAACAATTCTTTCATTTCAAGTGGAAAGTTACGCATCTGGAACAAAGGCTTTATCGACTGCATATGAAATCGACAGTAAGAGTCATCAAGCCATGATTTCAATGGGTTTTCGCCGGACATACGGACCAGAAGAAGTTGCGAACTCTGAAAAGAGTTTTAAGCGAATCATAAGCCGGTACAGCAGAATTTACACCGGGCAATTATTAGAAGCGTAACAGCTTCTATTTTTTATACCAAAAAAAGAAAGGAGAGTTCCTATGAGTAAAGATAAATTACATTGGCTGAAAGCTGCGGGAATCAGAGCTGTTAAGACAATTGCTCAGACAGCTGTTGCAACAATCGGAACCGCGACAGTTCTTGGAAGCGTTGACTGGAAGATGGTCGTATCCGCGTCCGTTCTTTCCGGCGTTTTATCCTTGCTTACATCTGTAGCAGGGCTTCCAGAACTGAAAACAGGCACAGATGAATAGAAAGGACGGTGATCCTTTTATCTCCCGGATGCAGGGTTACGCATCAGAGCCACATGGCTCTTTTTTATTGTGATTTTATAGCTGTAAAGCAGAAAGGAGCCGAATATGGCAGATAAAGGAAATATAGCAGGCGTAAGTACCGTTGGTTCGCTTACCGGATATGCAGTCGAAACAACAGCAGGTACTAAACCGACAGCTTTTAAACTTCTTCACAGAATCAATGCTTCTGATGAAATCAAAATTGACGTAGAAACAATCGACGCTTCCGCACTTGAAGATGAAGTTGAAAGAACTATTGCAGGACGTGGTTCTACAGGTGGCACATTCAACGTAACTGTGAACGTAACTGATGAAACTATCGCTGAATGGGAAGCATTAATCAGCGAATACAAAGCAGGAAAAACAGAGGGGAAATCTATGTGGTATGAAGAATACTTCCCGTCTCTTAAGAAAGCGTTCTTCACCAAAATCGAGCCACCGACAATCATTCCTAAACCGGCAAGAGATCAGAACGGTCTGTTAACCGTTGAAATGTCTCTTACTATCAATGAGTACGTCGGACCGGGCGACGCAATAGCTCCAACTGACAGCGACATTTAAACATATTTGGGAGGACAAATAATATGTATAAAGTTTTAAAAATCGGCGGAAAAGACTACAAACTTGAATATGGAATTGAAGCATCACTGTTTGATGATTGCGTGAAATCTGTGATGAATATGTTAGTTTCCACAAGCGGCGGAACGGACAAGAGTCTCAGGGAGATGGTTTCTGGAATGAGTAGTATCCCGAATACTGCACTCAATGCGTTTTATGCCGGATTACTTCAATATCATGGCAATCATCCTGATGGTGATGGTACTGTCCCGGATTTAGGTACTGCCAAAAAACTCGCAGCGCAGTATATGTCTGAGCATAAAGATGATGAGCAGGGCAATTTCTACGGTCTCTTCTCTATGTGCATCGAACAAATGGAGGAAGATGGTTTTTTCAAGTTAACAGGTCTGGAAACGTTCATGGACAACTTGAATGCGGCGATGGACTCTGTGAAAGCGAAGAAAGCACCGAAGAAGCCGACAGATCATTTGAAAAAAGCTACAGCGAAATAATCTGGGATGAATTATACCCAATGGCTGTGCGTATTGGAATGTCAAAAAAAGAATTTCTCAGGAGCACTCTTAAAGACCTGAGAATCCGTATAGAACAATATGGAATCTCAAAAAATGAAGAAATTCAGTCGCAGTTAATAAACATGGACTATCAGGCATGGCTGACCGGATTGTATGTCAAGACGAGTATTTCGTGCGCATTATTTCCGAGAAAGGTTAGTTATCCGAGCAAACCAATTACGCAGGAAAAACAAAATAATTGGGTCAAACATAATCCAAATACGCCAAAGAAATCAGAAGCAGAACTAAGACAAGAAGAACGTTACTACGAACTTCTTATCAGGCAGGCAAATGCAAATATATCTGAAATAGGCAATAAAGAGGGCAAGCAGGATGAATAGTAGTCTTGCTTGCCCTTTATTTTTTTGAAATAAAGGAGGTGCTTATATGCCTGACAACACAATAGATAGCCTTGCGATAGAGGTCAGCAGTAACGTATCAAATGCAAGTAAATCCATTGATGATTTATGCAATAAACTGAATCGTCTGAGTAGCCGTATGTCTGAGAGTATCAAGTATCTTAGAGACTTTTCAGCTTCCGTAGGCACGGTCAATTCTGCTGTTCAAGCACTTAAATTAGACAGGCTTGATTTATCAACGATAAACAGTCAATTGCAACAGCTTGCTCAGTCTATGAGTGCGCTCGGTAGCCTGAACTTGAGAAACAACGGATTAAACTCATTCGTAAATGCAATCCGCAGATTGAACGAAACATTAAATTCCACAGGCGATGTGTCTGGAAAAATTCAGGGCATGATTTCTGAATTATCTGGTCTTAGCAGTATTCCAGACGTATCAAACAACGTGAACCGTTTTGTTTCTTCACTGGCAAGATTGGCGAATGCTGGCGGTTCCATTGACGCAGTTGTATCTAAACTTCCGAACCTTGGCGAAGAACTCAGAAAAATCATAGTTTCGTTCTCTGGAATAGGTAATATCTCTCAACCAATTAATACATTTGTTCAGTCAATTTCACAGTTGGCAAATGCAGGAGATAAAACTGGAAAGACTGCAACTCAGCTTAATGATTTGGCTAACAGCTTAAAATTATTCTTTCAGACAATGAGTACTGCTCCAAGAATTAGTAACAGCACAATTCAAATGACACAGGCTATTGCTCAATTGGCAAACTCTGGGGCAAATGCTGGTAGGGCGGCAAGGTTTACTGCGAGTGCTTTTTCCAGACTGGGACAGGGTGCGGCTGCTTCGACGGGAAAAGTTAGAAGACTCGGTAATGCCGTTGGAAATGTAGGAAGTAAAGCTAAAAAAAGCTTACCTAGCATTATGTCCTTGGTTGCGAAGTTCTGGACGTTGAAATTTGTTGTTGGAAAATTCGGTAGCGCAATTGAAAGTTCCATGAACTTCCTCGAAGATTATAACTACTTTCAAGCGGCGTTCCGTCAGGTAGCAGATAAAGCAGGAAAAACTTGGTCGGAAGCAGGGTATGACTCCGCAGAAGCATACGCAGATTCATTCAGCCAGAGAGCCAGAGAACTTACATCTAAAATGTCTGGATTTGATGTTTCTGACAATGCGATTCTGACCGCAAATAAAACCGGTAAGTCACTTGGTATGGACCCGTCCATGCTTTTAAATTATCAAGGCCAGTTTGCACAGTTATCATCATCTATGGGAACGACTTCTGAACAGGCTTTAAAGCTGTCGAATGCGTTAACTATGATCGGCGCAGACCTTGCATCTGTTAAAAATCTTGATTTTAAAACAGTTTACGAAAACTTATCCTCTGGATTAGTAGGAATGAGCCGTGCTGTAGATAAATATGGCGTGAATATTCGTGTAGCAAACTTACAGCAATACGCTTCGAATCTCGGACTGCAAACAGCTGTATCAAAGATGGACCAGGCAAGCAAAGCAATGCTGAGGACAATAGTGATACTGGATTCTACACGGTACGCATGGGCGGATATGGCAAATACGATAAATATGCCAGCCAACCAGTTACGTATACTTCGTGCAAATTTAGTATCCTGCGCCAGAGCATTAGGGAACATCTTTATGCCTGTAGTTGCGGCAGTGCTTCCATACATCAATGGTCTCGTAATCGCATTTCAAAGACTTTTGACATACATTGGTTCACTTCTTGGAGTTGATACCAAAATTGGAAATATGTTCGGTTCTATCGGTAGCGGAAGTGAAAATCTCTCAAACGCACTTGATACTATAGACGATTCTAGTCTTTCAGATGTTGATGATACTACAAAAGATACCAGTGACAATCTGAAAAATGCGACTAAAAACGCAAAGAAGCTCAAACAGTTCCTTGCATCTTATGATGAATTAGAGGTTATGAGCAAAGACGACAGTTCTCTGTCAAACCTTGCAAATTCTAAGATTAAAACGCCTGCTCTTGACACATCTGCCCTTGACGCAGGAATGCTCAATGATGCGTTGGATAAGCTTCTGAATGAATACCAGAAGAAATGGGATGCCGCCTACAATTCCATGGAAAATAAGGCCATGGCATTCGCAAATAAAGTTACAGACACATTTAAGAAACTTGCAAAAGTCGCAGAACCTACCACAAAAGCGCTGAAAAATCTTTGGAACAATGGATTGAAACAGCTCAGAGATTTCACATGGACAGCATTAAAAGATTTCTGGAATCATTTTTTAGTTCCGCTTGGCAAGTGGACACTTGGGGAAAAAGGATTACCACGACTAATCAATGCTTTTAATGATTTTCTCGTGAAAATTAACTGGGATAAAATCAACGCTTCCCTTGTGCAGTTATGGGATGTGTTAGAGCCATTTGCTGAGAATGTCGGAACAGGATTACTTGATTTCTTTGACGATTTCTTTGACAAGGCGGCAGACGGAGTGAACAAACTCCCTGATCTGATTGACAAGTTTAAAGAGTTTATCGCGTCATTCTCACCAGAACAAGCACAATCTATCGGTTATTTCCTCGGACAGCTTCTGACTGCCTTTATGGCATTCAAAGGGCTTACATGGTTCGGGGGTATTTTCGGTAAAGATGGAATAATTGGCAAAGGCATTACCATGTTAGCGGCACATCCATACGCTTCGATAGCGGCTGGGCTGGGGCTTACTGTCGCTACGCTTGATAAGTTTGGAGTGATTGATGTTGATTGGGACGGATTATGGACAAGAATCGGAAATCTTAAAGACGTAATTGTGAATTTTATCAAAAATATTGACTGGGATTCATTGGTAAAAACAATCGGTGATGTATGGGATGTATTTCAGCCGTTTGCTGAGGGATTCGCAGACGCATTTATAAATTTCTTTGACATAATGCTCAATGACATTGGAGCACCACTAATTAATACATTAGTAAAAGTACTGGATGCATTTGCAAAAGTGTTAGGAAAACTTTCTCCTGAGTCAATATCTGCAATAGGAAATGCACTTGGAATTTTCTTCGCAGTAAAAGGAACTATTAAATTTTCGAAAAATATATGGAGTGTGGTTAGTTCAATTAGTGGACTACGAACGATATTCAATGGTCTTGGCTCTGTATTATCTACAGCTAGTGGTGCGTTACAGACATTTTTTGGTTCTGGACTCGGTTCTACACTTGCGGCAGGATTCGCAGACAGTATGGTTGTCTTAGGCACTGCAATGGCGGGATTCAACCTTGGGAAATGGATAAGCGTTAATCTGTTCGGCGGCGAAGATAAAACCTTCGGGGAATTTTTGGAAGATAATGTATTCGGTTATCAAAAAGGGGATTTTACCGGAGCTATCAACGAATGGATGAAAGATATATTCGGAGTTGGAAATAAGCTTACAGAGGACGACTTAAAAGTATTCCAGGAATATGAAGATGCCATTCTTAGTCTGGTTCACGCAAGCCAGATTTCGGGTGAACAAGCATATCCTTTATTAACATTCCTTTCTGAATTAAAAGACAATGGATATAGCACAGAACAGGCATTGCATGAACTTGAACTTAAACTCAATAATCTAGGGGTTTCATCAGAAGATTTTGAGAATGCGATAGCAGGAGTAAATAAACCGGTCAAAGACCTTGGAGACACAGCAGAAACATCCTCTAATCAGTTCTCAAACATGGCTGATCGGATTAACAATGTTTCGTTTGAAGATATCTCAGAGCAACTTACAGGATTCCAGACGCTTATCCAGACCGTAGACTTTGCTACTTTGGTAACTGATACGGCAAATGCAATTGATGAAATGGGTGGCATCTGGGAAAACGGAAAACAGATTCTCGGCGAAAAAGCATTGCAGATTTATCAAGAAATTGCAAAGGGATTAGAGCCAGACGACAACGGTTACTATACTTTAGCAAACGGACAGATGGTACAGTTCGGAAAAGGTATTTCTGACTATGAAGGCACTCTGCAAAGCACAATGGATTCAACTCTGCAAGGGGCAATTAACGGTGTTCTGGATAACAATACTGGTTTTGAATTAGTTACAGAACTCGGAAAGAATCAGATTCTTGCCGTAGGTAGCGGAATTGAGCAGAACGGCAGTAAAGTCACTGAAAAACTCAACTCAACAATCCAATCATCTGCAAAAGGCGCACAAGAAACTGCGAAATCAAGCGGCAAAACCCTTGGAAGCAACATTGCGGAAGGATTACAGTCTGGAATTGACGGAAAGAAAGATTCCACAAAGACTTCGATTCTTGATTTAATGAACAACAGCGTAAAAGCCCCCGCACAGGAAGCAGTAGACTCCCATTCTCCGTCCAGATGGTTTAAGCAGCTTGCAGAATACTGCGGTCAAGGATTCCAAAACGGATTAGAGCCGGGCTTTTCCTCGTCATTTACATGGTTTGGAAGAATCCGAACCAGAATCAGCAGTTCTATTGGAAACTTATATAATATCGGCTGGAACTCTATTATCGGTTTGAATAACGGAATCGTAGGCGCGGCACAACAGCTTTATGCGAATGTGCAAAAAATCGCTCAAAACATATCAAATACGTTCCGCAGAGTCCTTAAGATTCACAGTCCATCACAGGTAATGATGGAACTCGGTGGATTCACAGTTGAGGGATTCCGACTCGGTATGCAGAATATGCTTCCAAAAGTCGAATCCACCATCAATGATATAAGCGCCGAAGTGCAAAAAATCAATACACCAACCGCAGACATTATCACAAAGAGTACATCCTATCAGGAAGTAAAAAGCAGAATGTCAGTTGATACAGATGATTTTGTGGACGACATTCGGAAAGAAGTCATGGCAATCAGTAGTAACACGTTTGACAACAACCAGATGATCGGGCAGGCAGTCAAAAACGCTCTGAACGGCATGGCAATCTATGCAGACGGACATCTGATCGGATATCTGAAAGAAGAAAATCAACAGTTCAGAAATCGTAATGGCTACGGAATATTTGAAGGGTAGGTGATAGAATGAGTGACTTTATTTCAGGAAGCAGTTTCCAAGGTTATTTTTTAAAGTTCGGGGGAAGTGTTCTCCCGAACAAATTCTTAGCCTATAATGATTACTCCGCAACTCCGAATCAGCGAACAGAGATAGAAGCGTACAGAGACTTAAACAATCTCTTGCACAGAGACACAAGCCCAAATTTTAAGACAAAAATAGACTTCAACACGCGACCGATGTGGTTACCGGACAAAATAGAGATGCAGTCTGTTTTCAAATCAGGCTTAGTCAATAAGGCACAGCGGAAGTACAAGGTCACATACTGGGACGACGAGGAAAACGCCTACAAAACAGGTGTTTTTTATATGCCTGATGTTGAGTATAAACCTATCAGAGTTGTAGGAAATAACATTTTATATAACAAAATCAGAATCGCACTGATTGAATACTAACAACCAGAGTGCATGGGTGTCACAACTCATGTACTCTTTTTACTACTGAAACAGGGAGGGAGATTATGGCTACGCCTATAAGTATTTTACTAAAAAGTTATTATGGAACAAGCTATTTCGTTGGAGATAAAAGTAATGTAAGAGTAAGAAGCATAGAAGTGACTTATGACGATGGAACTACAGAGACAATAAAAAGCGGATATACAGTATCGCAGGTAGATACATCTGAGGCAGGAGAAAAGATTTCAATAGTTGAATATTCTGGACTGACTGCAGAACTTGCAGTTACTGTAGTCGATTCGTATAATGTGCAGGCAGGAACCCCAAATTTAGAAGATGTAAACATTACATTTGACCTCGAAACTGGTCTCCTAAAAGTAACTGGGACAGGCGAATTTTTATCGTTTTCCAATATAAAAAACACGCCAAGTTCAATAAAAACGAGAATTAAAAAAGTAAATATTGGGAATGGAATTACGAAAATTCCAGTTGGCGCATTTGGGGGGAATGAAAATCTTGAAGATATTTCGTTTCCCAATACTTTGGAAGAAATTTGCGATGGAAACTTTTATTCAACAAAAATAACGCAAATTGTGTTCCCACAGTCATTAAAAAAAATCGGTCAATCCTGTTTCTCAAGTAGTGCGCTGATTTCACTGGAGATCCCCGATTCAGTTTTAGAAATTGGTTCAAGTAGTTTTTCAAATCTCTCAAGTTTAAAAAAGGTTATCTTTCACGAGGGACTTGAAACTATATCACCTGTAGCTTTTAATGAATGCCCTTTAATTACTGAATTATCCCTTCCGTCCACATTAAAGAATATGCAATATAGTTTTCAAGGGAGTACACTTGAACACTTGGAAATAGGGGGAGATGGTGCGCTATTTGCAACCAGTGGAAGCACTTATATAAACAACATATCAGCAAAGAATACAGTTATTCGTGGCGGCACCATAGATAATGGAGCATTTTATAATAATAGCACAATAGAAAATCTGGCTCTTTCCGGAAGTGTAAAATTGAATGGAGTTAGACAATTTTACTCATGCCCAAAATTATCGAGTGTTTCACTAGAAAACGGAATAACTAGAATACCAGCATATTGTTTTTCGAGCTGTAGCAAAATCACAGAAATTACTATTCCTGCAAGTGTTACAAGTATTGAAGAAAGTGCATTTTCGGACACCTCACTTAAAAATTTAGAGATTGCAAACGGCGTTAAATTCATTTGGAAGTTAGCATTTTCTAATACTCAGCTTGCCAATGTTTTGATTCCTGCGAGTGTGATTAAAATCGACAAAAACGCCTTTTCTACGAAAGTGACGACAAATATCGCTCTAAATAAAAAAACCAATGAAATCTCAGGTTCTCCATGGGGAGCCACAGGTACAATTACGTGGTTAGTCCGAGTGGAAAAACTCGAAATTACTCACATGCCATCAAAGGTTAAATATCTTATTGGTGAGGCTTTTGATAGTACAGGGCTTGTAGTTACTGCATATTATAACAATAATACATCTGGACTTGTACCAATAGGAAGTATTGATTCTTCATTTCCGAACATTCTCACAAAACGTGGAAATAATACTATAACTTTTGAATTCGATGAACAAAGTGCATCTTTTGATGTTTTGGCAATTGATATAGATGGAATTGAAATTGAAACACTCCCACGCAAGTTGAAATACTATTCCGGAGACAGCTTTGATTCCACCGGATTATCCATTCTTGTTAAATATACCGACGGCACATCAGAAACAAAAACAACTGGATATGAAGTATCTGGTTTTGATAGTTCTTCTGCTGGAGAGAAAACTGTCACGGTAACCTATAAAGCGCCTACTGTTCTGGCTAGCACACGCACTACAAGTTTCACAGTAACAGTGGTTGATGTATCGGAAATTGAAGTTAATACGCTTCCAGAAAAAACAGAATTTCTTTCCGGTGAGAGCTTTGATTCTACAGGATTGTCAATCCTTGTTAAATACACTGACGGAACATCAGAAACAAAAACAACTGGATTTGAAGTATCTGGATTTGATAGTTCATCTGTTGGTGAAAAGACAATCACAGTAACCTATAAAACACATACCACTACTTTTAAAGTGACTGTATATGGCCTTTCTGGAATAAGAATCACAAGTTTTCCATCCAAGATTTATTACAAAATCGGAGAAACATTCGACCCGTCCGGGCTGACTGTTGCATCGGTAAGGCAGGACGGAACAGAAGAAGAAATTACAGATTATGATATTTCTGGCTTCGATAGTTCCACCGCAGGTTCTAAGACCATCACAGTTTCTTATAATTCCACGGTCAACGGAGTTTCCAAATTCGTTGGTTCTGACAGCTTTCAAATTAAAGTCACGAACGACGGGAAAAACCCATTTGATGATAGTTCAAGTGGCGGTTCTGGCGGCGGCTCTGGTGAAGTTGAAGAAGAAAAAACCGAACCAATCAATGTTACAGTACACTGGATTAATGGCGAATTTGCTGACCTTACAAATGAAAATATTGACCAGAATACGCTTACTTTGCAGGAATCTATTTGCTCTGAACAGTATTTCATTTTTGGCGGTTGTGTCTGCAATCAGATAACGTTTCAGGCTCACCACGACCAGTTTAACGGTACCTCTGAAGAGTTTTATCCCTCTGGAAAAATAGAAGTTTACATCGAGAGAAAAGGAACAAGAATTAAAATTTTTACAGGTGAAATCGACAGTGCAGAGCGAAAAGTAAACTCATTAACACGTAATTTTATTGCATATGATTATTTGTATAAATTACGAAATACTGACATTGCACGGTGGTATAAAAACCAGACGACTGATAAGAAGAAAAAGCTGACTCAAAAGCAATTCAGGGATAAATTATTTGAGTTTTTGGGGCTTGAACAAGTCAGTACAAAACTACATTGGGACGACACCTATGTCCCTGATACGAATAACTCAAACGAGATGAATGTAGTCAATATTTTGAAAGATTTATGCTTGCAAAATGACCGCTTTGGATGGATGAATAGAGATGGAAAATTTGAGTATTTGAAGCTTCGTCAGAACAGTTACAAATACGGAGAGACCACCAGTAATCAGAATGTTTATAAATACTACAACAACGAGGAAGTACATCTTGATACATTCAAAAGTTTTACCGCAAAAGAGGGTAGAATTTGGTTCCCAAATGTTATATTTTGTGACCCTGACTCGAATAGAGCCTTCGGCTTTACACAAGGCGACTATACAGCGCAAGAAGCGTATGATAACAATGTTTATTACAACAGAAATAGTTTCTTTGTTGGGAATGAAGATTGGCTGAATTACGTTTGGGATGCTGATGAATACGGCGGTATTTCAAGGGCTGAGCCGATTATAAAAATTTGCTATGGTGTATTTGTAAATCAAGATTTGCGGAAATATTATCGTGCGCAGGGATATACCGCCGAGGTTCAGGGTAACCCGCTGAACATGGTAGGACAGGCAGTCGAACTTTATTACAAAAAGCAGATTCAGCACGATGATCAGGAGCCTACAGAACTGCAATGGTACGTTCATTCATACATCATGAGTAGAACGCTTAAAATCGGCGTTACAGACATGATAGACACCTATTCTGCCAACAATGCGCCGTTCAATAGTAACAGTCAGCAGTTGGGAAAATATACTCCTGAGATATCCGCAACTGTCAACCGCACCCGATCAGAAATGCCAACAATCAGCTATGCAGAGTTTACAGATGGTTCGGATTCTGAATTTTCTCCGGCAACGATTGATGATTTTACGGACGGCTCTGGTGGTTCTGGCAGCACTTCTGAGCAATTAAAAAAAGCGCAATTAAGGTGCGTGAAGCGAATCAAAAAAGCTGATTATGACGCTCTGGTAGCCGCAGGAACTGACCGAACAGATACGCTGTATTTCACATTTGAGGAGGAATAATGGATGATATATAAGGCGTTTTTAAACAGACAGGAAATCACTGGATTTCCTGTCAAAGGTAAGGAAACAAAAGAAATATGGGGCGGGAATACGTTATTGTGGAGAAAAGATGATATTATACCACCGGTAAGATATGGCATATGCTTCTTGTTTAAAAAAGGTATTTACGTTATGGACCCGATAGGAGGAATTGTTCAACCGCCAGTATTAACCACTGATGAAGCAGGGTATCACATGCGCGCATCAGTGGACGCTATTCTTCCAAAAAAAATGGCGTATTGTGTTAAGATATATAGGCCGAAAGAACATCCTGATACAGATGTCTATAGCGTTGCAATGGGGGCGGTATCTGATGACGCTCCTTGGATTATTCCACATGATTCGTGTAAAGGACAACTTCCAAATCAATATTCGTTTTCTGGGATACCCGCAGTGAAAAAAGACTCAGACGGGATATATTCTTGGAACGGGAACTATACATTTATGAATTTGCATTTTCATTATATACAATTCAATCATACATATTATACCGATTACCTACCTGTCAGCAATGTAAAGAAAATTGTAACAACAGACGGGGCAAAACTTTTCTATGACCTTGAAGAAATGAAAGCTTGGTTAAAAGCGGATTAAAATATGCAAAGTGTATTATACGGAGTAATAAAAATAAGCCCTTATTCGCCGAAATAACCTCAAAATCTCAGCCCTGATAGTACTAAAATGTAACTATATTAAAAATAAAAAATGAATAATTTGTAAACGTAAATTTTGCTTATTTTTAGGATAAATCAATCATCTGAGAAAATAATAAAATTCAGAAATAAATATTCTGTCAACAAGCAATTTTCGTTTACATAATATCTCAATGTAACGTTACAATAACGTTACCAGTAACGCAATGTAACGCAATAGAATAAGAATAAGAAATAGAATAAGAATATAATTAATATATATACGAGATATATATTAATCGTCAAATAAGCCTTATTTGACCCTGACATTCTTAATTCATTTCAGCCCAAAATGAACCATTTTTATTAGCTACCTTGTATTTGACTTATATAACGATTTTACGTGTGATTCGATAAAATCCTCAAATGATATATAAAAATTGATTATAGGGGCAGATACGGAGCTTACAAGGTGTATTTAACAGAAAGGAGCAACGCGATATGACAAACGAGCAGAAAGTAGTTCTCAGAAAGATTATTTATGCAGCTGAAACCGGTGGACAGGTTTATGGACAGCAGGATTATTCAGACTTCACGGAAGCCTATGAGAATAATTCAGATGAACACGCAATCACGATTGGAGCAGGAGCGTGGTACGCAACCGAAGCTAAAACGCTTCTGGAACGAATTTACGATGCCGACCCGAAACAGTGGGAGAAGATAGACAAGGTCAGACTTCTGGAACAAGTTCAGACCGCAAACTGGGAATGTTTTAATATTTCCAGAGTATCACAGCTTGCTAATACCATAATTGCCCTTATTTCGTCCAAAATTGGCGTTAAATGCCAAGATAGCCTTATGGATGAACAATTAGCCACCTATGCAGAAGAAGCCCTTAAAATAGGTGTCACGGACGCTAGAGGGCAAGCTATGTGTGTGAACTTTAGACACCAAGGTGGACAGGGAGCAGTAACGAGGATTCTGGCAAAGACTAAGAAACCATATACGCTCGATAACCTGTATGCAGCCTGCCAGACCGATACAGGGAACCAGGTCGGGGCATATAAGAGCCGCCAGAGATTTGTTTATAACGCGTTAAAAAAATATTTCCCAGAGGAGGAGCAAGATAATATGAGCAAGACAGAAAAAGCAACAAAACAAATGGAATCATGGGCACAGGACAGCTCTCATGGGTACGATCAGGATTATCGCTGGGGAGAAAAAGGAGATTTTGACTGTTCTTCAGCGGTGATTCAGGCGTGGCAGAACGTCGGAGTTCCGGTCAAAAAAAAAGGAGCCACCTATACTGGTGATATGAAAGCTGTATTTCTTTCATGCGGGTTTAAAGACGTGACCAGCAAAGTTAATCGTTCAACTGGTTCTGGACTTTTAAGAGGAGATGTGCTACTTAATGAGACACACCATGTCGCAATGTACTGTGGAAATGGAAAAGAAGTAGAAGCTAGTATCAACGAGAAAGGTACTGCTCATGGCGGACAGCCGGGAGACCAGACAGGAAAAGAGTTCCTGATTAGAAGCTACAGAAATTACCCGTGGGATTGCGTTTTGCGATATTCCGAAAGCAGCGCAGCAGACAATGCAGTTGTCAAAAAACAGAACACCAGAGCCTACATTGCACAGATTAAAAAAGACACAAAATGTTATACAAAATCAAGCAAAAATAGCCCATCTAAACTGTTTCCAAAGCTGAAAAAAGGCGCAGTTGTAGAGGTGATGAAGTACACAGAAACAGACAGTTCCGGGCTGAAATGGTACTTCATCCGCATCCCTTATCCGAACGATGATGGGTTCGTTTTTGAATTTATTCCAAAAGGAACATTCACCAGAATTACAAAAATGGCCAAATGACACTTGTAGCATATCGTGTAGAGTGCTATAATAAATACGTTCCATACATTATTCACCTTTAGCATACAAAAACCGCCAGATCGTTAATCCCCTGTGGGTCTGGCGGTTTTGCTTATCTCATTATGTAATTTTCATATTTTTCTTTGATTTCCCTTGCCCCATTTTTTCTTATCTGAACAACATCCCCGGAATCCATGACAAAATTATCACCTGCCGACTGAATGTGATCCATGTTCGCCAGATAGCTCTGATGGCAACGCAAAAATCGCTTATCAGACAGCTTTTCTTCCAGATCGTTCAGCTTGCAAGTGGTCACGAAACATCGGTTATTTGTAGCGAAAATGTGGCAGACTCTCGCCTGACTCTCGACGTACTCGATTTCATCGTATTTGAGCCGGTTAATCTGTCCGCGGAATTTGAACGTCAATGTTTCATCCTTCATCTGTGACAGAATCTCGTCAATAGCCCGGTATATTCTGCCGTATTCCTTGCCCTTGACTACATACTGCATAGCGCCGACATCGAATGCCTCTTGCAGATGAGAATCGTCGGCTGTCCAGAATATAATCTTTCCATCATATCCAATATCCCGGAGCTGGTTTGCAATTTCCAGACCGTTCTCCTTTTCCAGAACCATATCCAGTACAATTACATCGTACCATTTACCCTCTTTCACATCTTCAACAAGCGGATAGCCCGCCGAATATTCGCTAATTTCATACCGGTAATCTCCTTTGCGCCGCAAGAATCCCGATATGTGCTCTTTGAACAAGTCAACTTCAAGCTGATTATCGTCACATATGGCTATTCTCATATGCACGCCCTCCTTTCGTAGTCTCAATTTTGTCAAAATACGCAATGATTTTGACAGTACACACATTTTTCTTCCTGTTTGTGGTATTATTGTCCCACAAACAAAGTGTAGCACTTAAAATTGTTAGTGTAAAGCATTAAAGTTTGACAAAATTCGCAAAATATGGTTTCTGTGTCCGAAAGGATGTGTGGATAAAGAAACTGCCTGTAAGAACGACAGGCAAAGAGAAAGAGGGGCGGTTGCCCCTCTTGTTAATTGCTTTTTAAAATGTTGGACGTGCTGAAATTTCTACGTTATCATGTTCTGGCAGATCATAATCAGAGATTTCAAAAGCTGTTGTTTCGCCACTTGTCACGTCAACATAGCCATAAAAACCGCCGACAATATCATCACCTTGTTTAAGAATAACAGTCACGCAAGCGGAAGTGCAGCTATCAGGGGCTTCACTTTCAATCTCACCGGTAATTGTGGTGTAACTGTATTCGTCTGTCATTTCGGATAAGTTTGACAATGAAAAAGCATCCGTTCCAGAGTCGCCAGAAACGGACTCTAAAAAGTCTGAGTCTTCATATGAAACAGAAAACTCGACAGACGCTGGGTCATATTGACCAATGTAAATTTTATCTGCCGAAAATACAGTATCTCCCGGAACAATAGATGAAAATGTATCATCAGTGCTCTTTAATATTTTACCGTTAGCATCTTTTACGACAATATTTAAAGTTACATATCCATATTTTTTAGAACTAGAGTTAGTAACCTTAGCTCCATATGCAACGTATCGGTCGTTATCATAATCACTTGTCTGAATAGTCCAACCGCTCTGCGTTACAGTAATATCTTGGTTCTTTTTCTTTTTACTCTCTTTTTTATCTTTTTTCTGCTCTGTTTTTGGCACTTGCAATTCATCAGAACTGAGCGAAACGCTTCCGCCTTTGGCGTATACAGGGACACTCAGAGCCATAACACCACATAAAACTAATGCAATAATCTTTTTCTTCATATCATGCCCTCCAATTGTTCTTAAATAAATCTCATATACTGCACTACAATAAAAACTACTTCAATGATTCCGACAATAATTCCGAACCATGAGCCAATATGCCTATATTCCTCTTTCTTTGTGCCAATATCTACTAATCCTACAATTGCTCCTGCCAGAGCCAGAGGAAACGACAGGATAATTGGCAACGGAAGAATGAATGTCACGCCTGCCAGAATACAAGAAATGACACTCAGGGTTGAATCTTTCTTCTTTTCGCCTTTGCTCATACAATCCCCTCCCTTGTTAAAATTTTACAATATTATACCATCTCATACAAAGTATGCATAGTAAAATATCAAAAAAGTAGATTATTTTTGCAGAAAAACTCCATGATTTTGCGCTTGCCAGAAAAACTACACAAATTTGTGCTATAATGCGTGATATATTTTTAGAAAAGAGTTGGTAGTAATGGAGAAGAACAAATACAGGATAGTCGTATTCATCCTGATATTTTGCGAAATATTCTGTGCGGTGCATATACCGTCACATGATATAGCAGAACGTCACCGCAGAGATGCGCAGATCACAAAGGAAGCTACGGAACAAATTTATTCCGTCCAGATGCAGGAGTTGAGCGAGATCAAGAAAATTTGCAATGCCAGATGTTATATTCGCGAAAGCACAATTTTCTTTGAGATTGCGAAGTTTGCCTACGAAATAACAAAAGTCCATGTATATATTTGGCAGTTGCCAAGAGGGAATATCGGTGATATAATAACGAAAAAAGAACCTATGTTCGATTATATTTCCCACTGTCCAGACATATACTGTAGTAAAGTTTCAATCGGGAGGTAGATATTATGGATTATAAAGAAAAAATTCTCAGACTGTTGGATAAGGTAAATTCAGAAAATACTTTAAAAAGAGTATATAAGTTGTTGGAATATCTCTATTTACGAGAATAGAAAATGCCCCTGTATAATGCAGGGGCATCATATCACACTTTCCATCATATTCGTGAAGTTGAATAGTATTTCCAATAATGTCATAATCAAAATCACTAATAGTCCCGTACTTCTCTGATTCATCTTTCTTAACTTAAATTCCTGTTACTGCTCCTGCATATACAGGACTACAAGTACTTAAAGTCGCAAAAGAACACATAAAAATCAATACTTTTTTCTTCATACTATGTTTTCCTTTCTTGATTAAAACTCATGCTTTGAAAACTCGCCCACATTGCCTACATTGATATTTGGTAGAAAATAATCCTTTACCAATTATTTGAACATTGGCACTTCGACAGGTGATAGCAGGACACTTGATTTTTCTGGTTATCTTGTCAATCTTATTCCTTTTCCTCATATAAAGCCCCTCCTGTGCTTTGTTTTTTTAATAATTGTACCACGAATTAGAGTTGAATTAAATATAAAATTTAAATAAAAGAGAAGAGCCGAGAAAAATTAAATTCTCGGCTCTTCTACATTTTTAATTATTCTCTAGTTCTTCAAGAATTTCTTGAAGCTGCTTCCATCTTTCTTCGCTTAGTTTTGAAAACTTCACAAGAATTTTTTTGGCAAAGTCATTATCACCAGTCATTACGGAATCTACGATAGCCTGCGCATCACTATCGTCACCTTGAAACATTTCACCAGTACCATTTACAAGCCAGTCATAGTTTACTTTGTGAGTTGCACATATCAGTTTGATGTTTTTTTCTGACAAATCTCTCTGACCGTTTTCAATCATCGAAAGTGCGGCTTGCTTAATGGCAAGTGTTTCTGCAAAGTCTTTCTGGTTCTTGCCAAGTCTTTTACGAAGAATAGAAACTCTTTCGTTAATTGTTTCCAATAATTTACCCTCCTTTCATAATATATAGTATCACCAGAGTGATAAAAAGTCAAGAAAAATGTAATAATATGCTTGACAAAATATAACACAAGTGATACCATACAATCACAAGAGTGATACAAAGCAAAAAGAAAGGAGAATCATATGTCAGAAGAAAAAAAGAATCTTATTAGAGACGTGACTAAGCGTCTTGATAAGCTTCCAGAAGATAAGAAAAATTATCTTCTGGGGTATATGAATGGAATCATGGACAATGAAAAAATCCATTCATCTAAAAAAGAAACTGTAAGTTCGGATTAAGAAAGGAGTGATAAGCACGAACCAGTTAGTACATATTGGAAATTCAGACATTTCCATAAAAGAGTATAACGGTCAGCGAGTGGTTACATTCAAAGATATTGACATGGTACACGGTAGACCGGATGGAACGGCAAGAAAGAGATTTTCAGATAACAGAAACAGATTTATTGAAGGTGAAGATTTCTTTGTTTTGAAACCGTCAGACCTTGAAAATACTGAACTGTCCGAAAAACGGACACTAGAAAATTTGGTAAAAAGCAACTTCGGAACAGTCTTTATGACAGAACAAGGATATCTGATGTTAGTAAAGTCTTTTACAGACGATTTAGCATGGGATGTTCAGAGACAGCTTGTGAATGGATATTTCAAAACCAGAGAAAAAGTAAAAAGGGCATTATCACCAGAACTTCAAATGTTGCAGGGACTACTTTCACAAATGGTAGAGAAAGAACTTGCAGATAAAGAAAGAGACCGGCAGATTTTGCTTGCCAAAGAAACAGCAGATAAAGCTGTTGCGACTACAGAGAGTATCAAAGAAGCGGTCAAGCCGGTGTTTGATAACTGGCGTTCAGAAATCAATTTGAAATTCAATCGCATACAAAAATGTGCAGGAGCAGAGTTCAGAATGCTGAGAACAGAAATGTATCAAGAATTGGAGCGCAGAGCAGGATGTGACCTGAATACAAGATTGAGAAATAAACGGAATCGAATGGTAGAAAGTGGATGCACAAAGACAACGATTAATGCACTCAATAAAATGGATATCATTGATGATGATAAGAAGTTGCGCGAGATTTTCTCGAAGATCGTAACTGAATACGAAATTAAATATTGTGCGTAGAAAGAATGTTCTAAACAGGAGGAAAGTCAATGAAAAATATTGATAGTCGATTGCACATACCCAGTGACAATGATGAAATCTTTCATTCTATTATCGGTTTTAAACTTGTCGATATATCAGCAAGCACAAGTGGAAGTCCAGAAGAACCGACACTTTCATTGAAGTTTACGAATGAACACCATGTTGAGATTGATGTCATCATTCAAGAATCTGGCGTGTTTGTCACGGAACCATTTGCGGTCAGAGAGGACTTAAGCATTGCTGATGATTGAAAAGGAGGATGCAAGTTGAAAGTAGACAATGAAACAATAATCTGTTTTAAAAACGGTCGCATATTGTATTTACCATATGAAGCGTACGATGAAATAACTTTTGACGACGCAGGAGTTGTAGAACTTCGATGGAATATCGAAAAAGTCCAGTTTGAAATCCAGTTCAAACATGAAGATGTGCTCTACATCGGTAGAACAACGCAGAACACATCTGAGTAAAAATTAGAATGGACGCTTGAAAGCTTTTACCTCTGCATGATTGTCAGACTGCTTTTCAAGATTCTTAATAGCTTCGGAATAGTATTGGTCGTACATAATTTTGAAATTATTAAAAGAACCAGAAAATCCGCAGATTTTAGCAAGTGCATAAACAGAAGCGATCTGAGCATTATCCATATTGTACACCTCCCTTCTGGGGAAATTATACCACAAAAGGGAATGAATAGCATAAGAGGTGAGAAAGTGACAGAATTAAAAATTGTCAGAAATCTTAAATCGGGAAAACTGATGCGTGGAGATAACGAACTCGGAAACGCAAAGTATTTCTTGCGGAAAGAAAACGGCGAAGAAGTGTATTTGGAAGATATAATCGCAAGCCTGGCATTCAGCCTTGGAGAACAGGTGGAAGAAAATATTAAAAAGGGCATAGATGAACCATATCTTGCCTATGCCCTTGATGTTTTGTCTAATGCACGCAGATTAGGCATTTGAAACACTGGATGAACATTTTATTTCTTTCCCAAATTTAAGAAAAAGTGTTCATCGTGTGTTTCCAGAAGTTCAGAGAACTCTTTGCGAATTTGAAAATACTTTTGACAAATATGAGCATCGTCAAAATAAGCATGTTCCAATTCGCGACTTAACTTCAAAATAGCTAAATCATGAGCAATTTGTAACTTTTCCATAAAAACACCTCCTTTCATAAGGAGAGTATATCACATAAAAAATCGGAGGGACATAAAAACGGTAAAATCATTAATCCTGTCAGCTCTGATCGGCGGTATGTCACCGTACCTGCCGTTCTGGAGATTTGACAGCGAATCACAGCCGGTTGCAGTAGCAATCGTAATATCTATCTTATCATTCGTGGTTATTTACCCGGATGAAGCAAAGAAAATAGGAGGAAAAAGAAAGATGATTAATACAAAAGCAGGAGAACTTACACTCAAAGGAAGTAAAGCGGAATTAATAGCTGACTTAGCTGTTATCGTTCGGGGAATCAAAGAATCTATTATGGAAGACGATAAAGTAACAGAGGAATCTGTGAAGCAGGAGATTGACGAAGCAGTCAAAATCGGATTGATGAACGAAGAAGAGTTTGAGACTGTTCGAAAAGAAAAAATCAAGGAAATTGCAAAAACATTGTTTGGTGAATTGTTTGGAGGGCTTTTCGATGAAGATAAATGAATTTGACAAGACCGTAGATGAGCTGTACCAGTTATGTAGACGCGTCCAGAAAGAAACCGGCAGAACGGTAGCATTTCATTTCGCAAATTACAAGATCGGATGCAGCTTGCACATCAACATATATAAGAAAGAGTCATTAAGAGAGTTTGATATGTACAGCATTGCAGAGGGTGGTTATCAGCAGGAAGAAAATGTGAAGAAAGTAACTGACCATTTAAACAAAATTTTGATGGACAACAAATGTCCGTATTGTGAGGAGGATTGTGATGGAGAAAGAAAATAAGATGGAATTCAGAGCAGAGACCGTAGCCGAGGAATACGCCGAATTAGTTGGCAGACTAAAGGCGTTCAAAGCATACCTCGATTCTAGCGAGAGCGTAATCATCGACAAGAAAATTTGTATCGATATGTTAGGTCTCGACTCAGATTAAAAGTTGGCTCCATGGGTACCGGAAATACCACACGGAGCCGCGTATCTAACTTAATTGGGTAAGTTAAATACAGGACAAGTATAACACACCTTCCTGTATTTATCAAATAAATAATTAGGAGGGCATTTTTTATGTCAAAAACACACATCCAGAACGCAGAAACGCCAACACTTGCAAGTGAGATCATTTCCGACCTTGAGAAAGAAAGAAAGAAACTTAAAGTCGAAAACAAGAATCTCAGAGAAACAGTAGTAACACTCGGCTTAATGCTGACAAAAATTTTGAAAGAGGGCGATTCGGAAAATGAAAATGCGTAGCGAAAATCAGGTTCTTTTGTCCGGAGATATTCCGCAGGGATTTATCCAGACACATGAAAACCATAATGGCAGGAAGATGTATACCGGAGAAATGCACATTTTCCGAGACAACTGTATTTACGACGTTATTCCTGTAATTGCCACAGAAGAAATGGTGAAAAGAGGAACTGATTTTACCGTTTCCGTGTATGGAGAAATGAGAAGCCGGAAGGACCATAAACTTACAGTAGATTATGTCACGGCGTTGGGAATAGATTATCTTGACAGACCGGAAGAAAAGGATGCAAACGAAGTATACCTGACCGGAGATGTGATTAACATTATCCCGCTGAAAGTAGTAAAAGAAGAGGGAGAAGAAAAAGGAAACTGGATTCTTGCCAGAGTCCTGTTAAGCGTTAAGAGAGCTAAGAGACGTAACGGGCACCAGAAATCAGACTGTATTTCATGCCTTGTCTGGAATGAGAACGCTGAGACCGTTAGAAACCTTGAGAAAGGGCAGAAGTTAAAGGTATTCGGAAGATTCCAGAGCAGAGAAAGATGGTGTTCAGAGAAACAGGAGAGAATCACAGAACTGGATGTATCGGTAAAGAGATTGGAGATTTTGCAATATGAAAAAAATCGAAGTAAGAGAGATTAGATTGACCGACTTTAAAGGTCAGTCGGAAAAGAAAATAGAGTTTGGACACAGAACAGTCGTTTCCGGGAAGAACGGATGCGGGAAAACCACACTGGCAGACGCTCATATGTGGGAGTTTTGCGACAAGGACTACAGCTTAAAAAGCAACCCGGATATCAGACCTGATGATGGTAGAGAATGTCTACCAAGAGTCGATATTGACCTTGTAATTGATGGAAAGCCAGTAAGCGTAGCGAAATTCCAGAAGCGCACAGAAAGTAAACCAAAGGACGGGAAGCTGGGCAAGGTTGCATTATCCAATAAATACGAAATCAACGGCGTTCCAAAAGCTGAAAGAGATTTTAAAGCTGATTTAAAAGAGCGAGGATTTGACTTTGATAATTTTCTTATGCTGTCGCATATGGAAATCTTCACAGACTTAAAAGATGCAGATGCCAGAAAAATTCTGTTTTCCATGTCAGACGGTGCCGGGAAATCAGATTTAGAGATTTCCAAGACAGTTCCAGATTGTGCCGAGTTGGTACCGCTTCTGGAAACCTACAAGGCAGACGAAATCAAAGCCATGAACAGCGCGACACTGAAAAAAGCAGAGGAACAGTTGAAAGCCATTCCAAACCAGATTATCGGCATGGAGCAGTCAAAGGTTGACGCTGATGTTGCCGAATTGGAATTGCAGAAGAACGCCTTGCAGGAACAGATTTCTGACCTCGAAAAGCAGATTGCACAGGCAGGGAACGAGAAAGCCGGAGAGATTAAAGCGGAACTGGCAGGGTTAAGAACCAAACTGTTAGAGATAGACTCAAAGGCTAAAGCGGACTTGTTAGAGCAGAAATCATCGGTTTGCAATAAAGTTAGCACTCTTGAATTAGACAGGAATATCAAAACATCAGAGTTGAACAGAAAGGCTTCTGCATTGGAGTACCTGAGAGCACAGAAAAAAGATCTTCTTGAAAAATTGCAGAACGCCAGAACGCAATATCCCAAAATCAAAGATACGGAATGGGACAACACAGTTCTGGAAAATATTGAATCTGAGACATTCAATGATGTAGAGGCCATTTGCCCGACTTGCGGTCAGGAACTTCCACCAGAGCAGATTGAGCAATTAAAGAGCGGATTCGAGCAGATGAAGCAGGAAAGAATCAATCAGCAGTTAAAGGTTAAGGAAGAATGGGAACAGGACAAGAAGCGTAAACTTGATGAAGTTATTCAGACTGGTAATAAAGCGTCTGCCGGAATGAAAGAAGCACATAAGCAGGAAGAAGCTCTCACATCTGAGATTTCCAAACTAACAGATGAATTAGAGCAGATCAAAACTTCTCTGGACGCAGAAAATAAGAATCTGGAAGCTATACCAGAAGAACCAGGCTTCTCAGGGAACGCCGAATATCAGCAGATTCTTGCATCAATCAAAGAGAAAAAGCAGGAACTTAATTCTCTGGACGATGGCGAAGAAGCAAAGAAACAGCTTTCAGAGCAGTTATACGGCAAGAAACAGGAACTGGCAGCAGTTAATCAGAAAATCGGAGAAGTCAACAACAACGTCCGAATTGACGAACAGATCGAGAAGCTTCAGGAAAGCCAGAAACAGTACGCACAAAATAAGGCAGATGCGCAGATGATTCTGGACGAACTGAAATCCCTGAGCATGGCGAAGAATACAGCCCTTGAAGATGCAGTAAACCAGTATTTTGACGGAGTTAAAGTGAAACTGTTCGATACACAGAAAAACGGTGAGGTCGTAGACGCTTGTATCTGGCACGTGCAGGACAAGGACGGTAACTGGAAAAAGCTGATCGGGAATGCCAATACAGCCCTCATGATGAAAGGAAAAATTGCCATCATGGATGGTTTGCAGAAGTTTTACGGCGTGAGTTATCCGATATTCATAGACTGTGCAGCAGAACTGGACAATAGCAGCCTGGCAGGTATTAAGGCAGATGCACAGTTGATTTTCCTGAAAGTTGCTGAGGGAGATATGACAGTAACGGAAGTTTAATAATTATCAGAAAAGGAGAATAAAAATGGCAGAAACTTATGACATTTCAAAAGCAACAAAAGCACAGGAAAAATATTGCATGGAAAAAGGTTATCCGCATTTTGCGCCACAGAGCGGAAAATGTTTCAGTTGCGGACAGAATATCTATTCTGAAAAAGGACGAACAAGAAGCGGAAAAGAGTGGAATGGAATTTCTGTTGAGAGAGCATCAAAGGAATTAATTACAGGATGTCCATTTTGTAATAGAACTTATTGTGATTAATAGAAAAGGAGAATTGTTATGGCAGAAACAAAAACATTCAATACCACTCTTTCAGTATGGACAAACAGTTATGTAGACCTGATGAAAGAGGACTTAGAAACAAGAGGAATGGAGTTCGACTCTTATTCAAAAGAATGCGTAGTGTCAGCGATGGCAGCTATTTATCAGATGATTCACGAAAGCGGAACTGATATGAAATCGGTGAACACATCAAACTTAAAGTCTGTTATGCAGAAAGTAGCAGCATTGAAGCTGAACGCAAACGCACAGCCAAGAGAGTGCTATTTCCAGATTAGAAACGTAAATGTGGCAGGAAAAGGAAAACCGGCACAGTGGGAGAAGAAAATCGAATTTGCGATTGAGGGCGATGGAAATGACGCTCTTGTAAGCAGATATGGTGTCAATGTGGCTAAAGTGTTCCCGTACTGGAAGGTTAGAGAGGGTGATAAGTATACACCGCCAAGACATAAAGGCGTGGAAATTACACCACCAGAATGGGAAGAATCTGGCGTAGGCAAAGTAGTTCGTATCGTATATCCGATTCAGTATAAGGACGGACATATTGAATATCTTTCATGTGAAAGAGCAGATGTACTGAAAAATCTTGCAGCGCACATCAAGAATAATCTCCAGAATGAAACTTTTGGAATTTGTGCAGATAGATATAAAGCTACAGATGCGCAGAAAGCCCAAATTGAAGCAAAGAAAAAAGAAATCATGAAAAAGGTTGCTGACATTGGAGAACTGGAAGCAATCATTGACTGTGAAGAATTAAGACCGTATATTTCACCGTCTTATTACGAAACACAGTCCAGAGAGTCAATGATTATTCGTAAGATGCGAAACAATATCATGAAGTCCATCCCTAAGAGATGGGATAATCCAGTGCAGGCTTACGAATACAACATGATGGACGCTACATACAGAGAAGTACAGGAAGAAATTGAACAGAACGCCAATGCAGAAGAATTTATCCCAGATGAGCCAATGGCAATCGAAGAACAGCCTAAGAAGCCAACGGTTGCAGAAGTCGTAAAGACCGCCGAGAAAGAACCAGTTTCGGCAGCAGGACAGGAATCAACCATTCCAGATTTTATGAAGCAGGAGGAAATGTAGAAGGGAAGCTACATTAATATGGTAGGAACATTAGCAGAAGCGTTCAAAAATATGGAGAATGGTCTTTATGGCTACACAGAGAATGGAAAATGTACGGAGTGTGGGGCTTGTTGTTCCACCCTACTCCCGGTCTCTGGTAAAGAGATAAAAGAAATCAGACGGTACATCAAAAAGAATCATATACAGGAACAGCAACACAATTATCCAGTCAAGAATCTTGGACTTGACCTGACCTGTCCGTTTTTGAATGGCTCAAAAAGGAATAATAAATGCGAGATTTATACGGTCAGACCGGAGATATGCAGAAGCTTCATGTGTAATGACCCACACGGGGCGAGACAGAATAAGAAGTTATTGCATAAGAAATACGAACCGGTTGACATGAGAGAATTATTCTTCGGAGATGATCGAACATGATGTACTTCGACTGCATCAATTTTGATCGGTGCGACTCAGGAAAGTTTGGTAAATATATGGCTTGTATCGGGCGGTGCGAAAACTGCCCGTACTATGAGTCGGTGAAAGACTATTTTGAGAAACGAGGTGAGAACTATGAGGATTATATCCCAGGATGGAACAATCAATCTTCCGTATGAAATGACAGCATTGATTGTTTCGGAAAATTACATACAGGCGGTATTTGCCGGAGGGATACAGCAAAGCCCATATGTGATGGCAGTTTATGAAAGCCGAGAAAAGTGTCAGAAAGCAATGGAAATGTTAAATAGAGTGTATGCAGGAATGTTTTTATCACAAAATGTTGAAATGAGTGATGACGATTACGAGGAATGTATAAAAATGGCTGCAAGAGGTTTTGGAATCATCAAAACTATGATTAGCAGTCCAGATATAAAATTTGAACCAGCAAACATTGTATTCAGATTTCCAAAGGATTATGAGGTATGAAAATGAGCCATAGCAGTTTATATGGAATTGATAGGGATTGCAAAGGAAAGGTTATTAAAGAATTCAAAAATTTATGGCTGTTCGCACCTGCTATATGGGATGTTTTGACAGAAAAATATATTCCACCACGCAAATTGATAAGCCATGGATTTAAGAGAAATATCATTTTTGATGCTTCTTTTTGGCACGAAATAAGCAATGAAATCAATAATTGCGACAATACAGCAGACAGGATTTGCTGGGAAATTTCTGTCGGGCATGTTTTCTTCACAAAAGATAAGAGCTGTGTGGCAAATGCAATAAGAGACTTTGTTAAGCAAAACAATAATTATTGCAGAGACATCGAGGATAATGTCACGGTGTTGGAAAGAGAGCACATCATTGAAAGATTCGAAGAGATTGCTAGCGCAATAGAGTTATTGGCGGAAGATACACCGTATTTTGTAATGAAGAATACTTCTTTTGACGATAGCGTAGAAAGATGGTTCAGAAAATACGATGATAAGAAACATGAATATGTAGAATCTAGCCTTAGTCAGGTTCATGAACCTGTTACAGAATTTGTAGTGATCGAAGATGGAAAAATCGTGAATTTCATAAATAATTTGGAATTTGAATATTGAAAGTGAGGTGATGAAAAATGTTCATGAGAGTGATAAACACAGGCAGTCAACCGGGAAACTGCTATGCGCTTAAATCCGAATCCGGCGAAACCTTACTTTTGGATTGTGGATGTAGATACTCGGAAATTCTGAAAGGAATTTCTTATAGGATATCAGATGTTTCGGGCTGTCTGCTGACCCATGGACACGGAGATCACCTGAAATCATTCCAGAATCTTATGCAGTCCGGCATTCAAATTTACACCAATGACGAAACAGTTGAAGCTGTGAACGTAGTATCTGGTGAGTTGATGACCGGATTGCCAGAAAAGAAACCAAAGGACATAGGTTCGTTCCGGGTAACGCCGTTCTACGTCCCACACGACAATACACCGAACTTCGCGTACCTGATATCTCATAAAGAATGTGGACGACTGATATATGCGACAGACTTCTCATATTTGCCGTTCACATTCAAGAACATGAGAATAAATCACTTCCTTATAGAATGCAATCATCTGGACGAATCGCCGGAGCAGGATTCATTTAAGTTTGAACACTCCATCCGGGGGCACAGCAGCTTATCTACTGTAAAAGAGATTATCCGAGTGAACAAGACCGCTTCGCTCAGAACCATAACGCTATGTCACCTGTCAGAGGGATGGGGGAATCCGGAAGTGATGCAGAAAGAGATACAGGACGTTGCAGGAGATGATGTTCTGGTGCAGATCGCAAGACCGGGACTGGATGTTGATTTGAATTTATGCCCGTTTTGAAAGGAGATAATTATGGAAAAATTTGAAAATTGGAAAGAGAAAACATTAGGGATTTATGTGTATCCAATTAGTCCGGGGTGCGCATATGAAATCCACATCAACTATTGGGATATGAAAACAGATATTCTGACTGCAAATGCAAGTCTGTACATTGTTGGACGTTGGCACAACAAAGGCGGAACGAAAACAGTAGAAAGAGAATGTTTGCTTGATTTTGTGCCAGTCATGGCTTGTATTGGAAAAGCTATTGAGGATAACAAAGAAAATAACACAACTTCATAAGCAAGGGAGGAACAGCACACACAACAGACAGGAAATGGAAATCCCGGAACCATACAGGGAAAATTAAAAAGCACCGACTATTTATCGGCACTTTTTACAAAATCTTGGAGAATGGTAATAACCAGATTATTGAAACTTCTGTTCTCCTGCTTGGCAATCTGCTCAAGTTGTTCTTTGAGCTGTATCGGGAACGTGATATTAGTTCTGGTCTTATCAGAATTGCTAGCCATATGAAATCCCTCCCTTGTTTTTAGAACATTGTAGCATTTTTGTCTATCGGTGTCAATTAGATACCAAAGTGATACCAAAGTGATACCATTTTATCTTGCAATATAGGTGTTGAAGTGGTATCATAGTGGTGTCATAGTGGTATCAAAAATACACCAAAGAATGAATCGAGGTGATAAGTTTTTAATAATGAAAAAAATAAATTACAGACAAATTTATATGATGAAAAGTCAACGTGAGAAAAAAATAAAAGAAATATGCCCGGGTATTCCATATTCAAGCGGCATATATGCTTTTTACAGAACAGATGAAGCAGGAATAAGAAGAAGCTACGTAGGGCAGGCAGTTAGCCTTTGTGAGAGATGCGCGAGCCATTTAGGAGAATACGATCACATAGCGTTAAGTCTTAAAAAACATAAATTTTACAGTGAAAGTAACCCCACTGGATGGAAGCTTACATATATGACGTGCAAAAAAAGTGAACTCGACCAGAAAGAAATTGAAACGATCAAATCTTTTGCCGACAAAGGTTTTCAGATGTATAACATCACAGCAGGTGGGCAGTCTACAGGAAAGCAAGTAACAGGACAGTATAAACCGCCAAAGACATATATGCAAGGCGTACAGCAGGGAAAGAAAACTCTTGCCAGAGAGCTGTCGCATATCATAGACACGCACTTGCAAGTTTCTTTGAAGCCAGAGAAACAGAATAACAAAGTATCAATTCGGGCTTTTGAAAAATTCCAGAACTTGATTGATGAAAAAACATATGAAAAGGAATCGTGAATATGGACTCATTAAGGCATCAAAAACACATGCAATGGATGCAGAACCGAAAGGATATCTATTACTTCATCAGAAAATATGCGAAATATCATAAAACAACGACGCCAACAAAGAAGATTTCCGAAGAACTTGATATCAGTGTTAGCGCCGTTCAGAGGCATCTGAGACAGTTTGAAGAAGATGGACTGATTGCATTTAACGGGTACGGCTCGCACAGGACATATGAACTGATAGGAGTAAAGAAACATGAAACTTTATGACGTATACGACGGTTCAAAGTATATTGGGGAGCTGACGCTTGCTGAAATATCAGAATTGACAGGAAAGACAAGAAGTCAGATATCGCAGGCAATCAGCGGGGTATATATCATTAACGGAAGATATGCGGTCATATATGATGGGCAGCAAACAATCGCATACTCAAACAAGAATGATCGCAGGATGTTGATGGAATTTGACATTCTGACTCGGAAGATAAGGAGGGCTGCTGGTTGGGGAAGTTGAAAATTAAAAAATCAAAGAATCAAAGAAGCTTAATCCCGGCGCCACTTAACATAACTGGTTTTACAATGGAGCAGGCTTCCAGGCAAACTGGCGTAAGAATCGAATCTCTTAAAACGTATTTGGATTCAAAAGAACAGGAAATTAGAGAACAGACCGTTAAAGAATTTCAGGAAAAGCTGTGGAAAGCAGAAGATTATATTGCTGTGGCAAATATTTTAATTTCTGTTATTGCAATTAAGAAAGCATGGGGATTCAAGAAAGCAAACCAGAATTTCATTGATAAGATTACCGAAGCTGAAAGATATGTTGAGAAAGTCGGTGTTGAAGCAGCATACAAGGAAATTAAGGAAGAAATGGGTTTGCAGATTGAATTTGATTCTTTTGATATTAACAAGGAATTTGGATTCGGAGAGTATGAGGAGAAAGGATGAAAGCAATAGATGTAATCAGAGAGCAAGTAGAACAAGGCGTAATTTACGTAGAAAAAAACGGGGAATTTTGGAAAATAGCAAATAAAACAAATGACCCTTTTAAAATAATTCCCATAAAGCCGAAACGAATGGAAGTAAGACTAAAATCTGGATACTTAGGAATAGTTGTATGGAAAGATGGGAAACAGTATTTGATGCTTGCACACAGAGCAATGTGGGAACTTTTCGTTGATAAAATACCAGATAAAATGGACATAAATCATAAGAACGGAAACAAGCAGGATAATAGACTGGAAAATTTAGAGATAGTAACTAGAAGCCAAAATTTGAGACATGCAATAAATACAGGACTTAAAATATACAGCAATTATCCTAAACAATACTCAGAGAAAGCAAAACAACTTCGGAATACAGGAATGTCGTTTTCAAAAATAGGTGAGACTTTGGGAATATCTCAAACAACTGCGTTTAAAGCAGTAAAGTTTAAATCGTGAACAGCGTTGTGCCAGTTATGGCAGAAGCGCTTGTGAAAGCTAATTGCCCGTATCTGAAAGTCGGAGAGCGTAAAGCTGCACCGATGATTTACATGCAGAATAACGGGCAGGTAGCATTTGGTTAAATGAAAGTAGGACGAGAAATGAAAATTAAGTTAAAAGAAATCAGCAGAGACGATTTAAAGGTAGGAGATACCGTTGGAATTGCCAGAACGGTGAATTGCGGGTGGTTATCGACGTTCCGACATAGAAAAATTATTCCGGTTAAGATTACAAGAATCACTCCAAAAAGAACCAAGATCGAAACAGATATATATAGAGAACATGGAAAAAGCGAAAAGTTTTACGAATACGATGAAAATGCCAGAAAAGAAAATGAACTGGCAGAGAAATTTGTTTTGATAAGAGATATGGAGTTTGAACTTAATCAGTTTGAAAACAAATATGGGCTGAAATGGATGGACGACGAAGATATTCTTGAGATGGCTGATTATGTAGAAAAGATAATGAAAATTTTAGACAGATACAGAAAGTGATAACGAATCCTCGGCAAACCGAGGTTGTATCAAAATTAGAATGGTGAATTGATACATAAATAATACAGAAATCATGGAGGACTGCACAATAGCGTGTCAGTTGCTTACATGGGGAAAGTGAGGATGAAAATGGAGAAATTAAAACCTTGTCCGTTTTGCGGAAAAGAGATAGATACAGAGAAAAATGTATACATTCCAGAAAGAGACTGGGCACCGTCTTTTTACGATCCTGACAGTGGGGGAAATCCAATAGCCATTCACTGTGAATGCGGATTAACATTTTGCACAGACACATGGGATTGGAAGGAAGCTGTTGAAATATGGAATAAAAGAGTAAACAAGGAGGACGCAAAATGAAATTATTTAAAACAGTAGATGAGAAATTAGCAGAAATTGGATTTACAAAAGTTGAAGAAGATAAATATGGATGTGAGTATGAGAGAAAAAATAATAAATATGGGTATACACAGATTGTATCTATTTTACATAAAAAATCCGGAAGGCACATCTTGCAGTCTTATGATCCAGATATAGGAGATAGCAAAGGAATCGGAAATACTTGTGTTGGTCTTACAGGGTATGAAATGAAATTGTTTATCAAAAAGATGAAACAATTAAAGATGTATTCAGGTAAGGAGGACGCAGAATGTTAATCAGAAGTCAGAATAAGGAAGTTTTAGCTACACTTGAACTTTTATTCGATATCGAAGTTTCGGGTGGAGTAATAAGTGCAAGAAGAGATATGAGTTGGTGCTGCTTGCTCGGAGAATATTCCACCAAAGCAAAAGCCATGAAAGTACTGGATATGATTCAGGAAGCCTATGTAAATGGACATATTGATTATCAGATGCCAGCGGACAGTGAGGTGGTTGTATGATTACATTCTTATTAGGATTTATACTTGGAACCATATTCGGAGTGGTCGGTCTTGTATGCGTGGCGATCATGTACGACAAGCACCACCCAGGCGAATAGAAAGGAGAACGGTATGTTGACAAGGAACAAAAAGCTGAAAGATTACGGTATTCCGGCAGAGGACATAGAAAAACTTAATACGATGCTGAAAGACTTCCCGGCAGAGTATGGATACCTGCTTTCCAGTGCTGCCTTGTCAGCTTGCCCGAAGAACACGGTGATAGCAGATATGGTTATTGAGAATATCTTGCACCGGAAAAGTTACAGGAAAATCAGCAGAGAAAGATATATCCCGATGAATCCGAAGGACTTTTACGGATACAGACGCAAGACCGTCGCTGTACTGTATGAGAGGATGCGGTTGTTGGGAATGTGGGAGGATGAATAAATGCGTTTAATTGATGCAGACAAAATAATTGACTCTCTTGGAAATTCGGATATGGATTTTGCAATAGGTGCAGTTATTGACGAACAGCCGACAGTTTTTGATGTAGATAAGGTTGTGGAGCGGTTAGAAGAAGAAAAGAAGAGAGCATTTAAACTATGTTTGGGAACTAATGACAGCACGCAAAGGCTGAAATACATTGAAAAAGAACAGACGATAGCTTTAGCAATCGAAATTGTAAAAGGTGGTGGAGTTGAATGAGAGAAATTCTTTTCAAGGGAAAGCGGATTGATAATGGAAAATGGGTTGAGGGATGTTACGCGGAATACAATGGCAAGACATTCATTGGAATTGATATATCCATTGGCATTGATGATATATTTGAGGTTTTTTGTACTCCTGTAATTAGGTGGCTTGAAGTCGATCCAGAAACCCTCTGCCAGTTCACGGGGGAGACTGACAAGAACGGTAAGAGGATCTGGGAGAGCGATGTTGTTTGGCTTGTTTATGATGGGAAAGAACATATTTATCAGATAGTTTGGGATAACTCTGAATTAGATTTTAAAGCGACCAATGGTGAAGAAAATTACGGATCGAATTTTGAATATTTACTATGTTGCGATGAAATTGAAGTTATTGGAAACATTTTCGACAATCCAGAATTATTACAGGAGGAACACAAATGAGTAGTGCAAGCGTAAGATTTGGAACAAAAGCGTATGTATGCGCAAGGTACTTCCTTAGACCGGGAAAGTGCTTCAAATACATCGACCAACGCGGCGAGGATGCCACAGAACACGTCTACGAGGTTATGACGTTATATCCATATTGTGCATTATTAAGAGATACCAGAAACGGAGTCAGAACTTGTCCGGGATATAATACTTTAAGTCTGATGTTGAGAGGAAGTGAAGCGAGTGAGTAAAGGCAAAGACATTTCGACTATGTTTACAAGAGAAGAAAACAAAAAGAACGGAAGGCTTGGATATTGTCAGGCTACAAGAGAAAAAAGACACTATCATTAGTCCTTCACAATATGGAGCATTCTTGCAGAAAAGAGGTAAGAGAAGATGGGTAAATCAGTATTAGTGATTGACACACCATAGAATTGCGGAAAATGTAAATTTATAAGCGGATTTTGGTGCAGAGCGATGGGTGACAGAAGAGTTCCAAACAATGATGCAATCCCCGGATGGTGTCCATTGAAGCCATTGCCGGAGGAGAAAGAAGAGGAATATTGGAGAAGTAAACTTAGTTTTGCATGGATTCGAGGTTGGAACACTTGTATTAGCAAAATTAAAGGAGGAAACGCAGATGGTTGATTTAAGAAATACATGTATCTTGGTTAAGACAGAAGAAGAAAATGAAATGCTTCTCAAAGAAGCTGAGAAGCAGGAATTTCATTGGTATTCGAAAGGCAATTGTAAACCATTACCAGGACAACATTTTCCAGATATTTTAAAATTTTGTAATAACAAAGATGTGGTGCACAGCGTACGTATCGGAGTAGAGTGTGATGCTTTCTACGAAGCTTCAGAACTCTTCGGGACAAAAGAAATGACGGCAAGAGAGTTTGCTAATCGTATTGCAGATATAAGCAATTGCAACGGAGATTGTTCAGAATGCGTATTGTACTTCACGAACACTAAGTGTAACCGTAGTTTGTGTAATGTCTGCAACTGGAAAGATGACATTGATGAACTTCTTGAAATTGCGAAAGCAGGAAAAGCGACAGTTCTTACGCCTAAAGAGAAAGCAATTGAAGATATTGAAAAATTTATCGAGAATCCAGACCGCACAGCGTTGAATGATGAATTTGTAGAATCGCTGAAGTTGGCGGTAGAGAAGTTGAAAGAGGTGGAATGATGGAAAAGATAATAATTGACGATATGATAAAAGCCCTTAAATGCGTTGCCAGCCAAGATGCCGATGGCGATTGTTATGCAGATCACGAAAACTTTATGCATATAGAGGATGAAAAGCATAAACGCATTTTATGTGAAGCTGGCGAATATTTAAAAGATTATATCAGCGGTAAAGATGCTGTTGGTTGTCCGTATCATCAAAATACTTACGGCCGTTGCTTTGAATATGGGAGGTTATCTTGGTTAAAAGATGTCGCAGAACTATTGGAAGAATTGAAGTCTTATAAAGAGTTAGAAGAACGTCTACATAAAATATTCGGAGAAGAATCTACATTTTCTCTTGCTGATGTAATTGACACTCTGGAAATGAAACTTTCTGAGCCAGATAAGAAACATCCCGTAAACGCAAGAATTTTGACTTATGAAGAAGCGGATAAATGGGAAGAATATAAAAACTTAGAGGAACAGGGCTTGCTTGTGAGATTGCCGTGTAAGCTTAATGGAACATTATATAGTGTTAATTACAGTAATAAAACAATTGCCGAGAATACAATTATTAAAATATCTATAAACGACCACGTAAAAAGGTTTTATTGTATAGATGATAATTTGCGTGAAAGAATATTTTTTAGCTATAGAATTGGCGAAAACGTATTTCTCACCCGTGAAGAAGCCGAGAAGAAGCTGGAGGAGATGAAACATGAATAATACTTATTTGGTCACGAGAGAAAAAGACAATGTAGTTGTGTCTATTATGCTGAATAAATCAGATCATACATATTCTTTTGTAAATCTTACAAAAGGACATATTTGCAATTGCAAATTTCATACTGTCGAAGAAGCGGTAAAAGATATGCAAACTAAAAAAGAAAACAGTGAAGTTGTAGATTATTTTAAAGTATGTGAATAAATGGGAGGATTAAAATGAAACCAGAAGAAGCAATTAAAATCTTACAGGAACGTATTGGCTTAACTAAAAAGGTCTGGTCGAATGTACCAGAAATTATTAAGTACCGTGAAGCATTAGAATTAGCAGTTAAAGCGTTAGAAAATCAGACCCCAATGAAACCAAATAACATGAAAACTATTTTCGATTTTTCTGGCAGATATTATACAACAAAAGGTAACTGCCCAGTTTGTAATAGTGAGGGACTTTATAAATCGGATTTTTATTTCAATAAGTGTGGACAGAAATTAGATTGGGAGGGGAAAAGATGGCGTACAACATTGATGAAAGCACTATTGCCAAAAGCATCAAGCATTACGGAGCAGAAATTCAGTCGACCGTCTGTGTGGAAGAATGCGCAGAACTGATACAGGCGATCAGTAAAGCAAAGCGCGGAAAGTTTGATGAAAACAATATGACAGAAGAAATCGCAGACGTACTGATATGTATTGAGATATTAAAACAAATTTACAATATTCCGGATTACTCAATCAAAAACTGGATTGAACGAAAGCAGAAAAGAATACTTGACAGAATGGAGAAATAGATATGGGAGACAAAATATGCAAAACTTGCATCGAAAATGATAACGGGCTGTGTGACCGTAAAGGCATCCTGATAGATGAAGATGATACCTGTGAAAAGCACACAGAAAACTGGATAGACTCTTTAATGGAGAAATTTATCCGAAAATCAATGTGGTAAGGGTGAAAACGTCCTTACTAGACGGGAAGGTGGCTAAATGACAAAAGTGAGTTGGATTCGATTAGAAATAGATATGTTCGACAACAAGAAAATCCGGCATATCAGAAAGCTTCCAGAAGGAAACAATATAGTTCTGATCTGGATGATGCTCCTGACGATGGCGGGGCGTTGTAATTCAAACGGAATTATCTTTCTGACAGAGAATATTCCATATACAAACAAGATGCTGGCTGACGAACTGGATTTTGATGAAAGTGTGATCGAGCTTGCACTCACAATTCTTGAAAAGTTCGGCATGATAACCAGAGACGGAACATTGCTTTCGATTCCCGGATGGGAAGAACATCAGAACATTGACGGACTTGAAAAAATCAGAGAACAAACAAGAAAACGAGTTGCCGAGCATAGAAAACGTCAGAAAGAATTGTCAGAAGAAGAATGTATGCCGGAAATTCCAGAACAAATTTCTTGCGAAAAAGATTTAGTCAAGCCCGGTGATGTGCAGAAAGTAGTTGATGAGTGGAATAAGCTTCAGCAGTTCGGTATTCAGCCAATCGCAAGAATGACAGCAAGGCGAACACAAATGCTGAAAGCAAGAATCCGAGAATACGGCATGGACAAGGTAATGGAAGCGTTGAAAAATGTGCAAAACAGTGACTTCCTCATGGGAAAGAAAACTGATTTTATGATAAATTTTGAATGGTTCGTGAAACCAAACAACTTCTTAAAAATACTTGAAAACAAATATCATAACAGGGAGGATATGCGAAATGGAACTGGCACAGCTCAAAGAAATGTCGAACCAATCATCCCACTTGGAGAATGGAACGGAGAAGAATCAGACACCCCGTTCGCTTGAATGCCCTGAATGCGGGGACAGTGGGTGGAGATGGGTAAGAGATGCAAGCGGTATTCCTTATTGCGAGGAATGCCCTTGCGGAATCAGGAAGAAAACAATCCTTGAAAATCAATTGAAATTTGCAGAGCTTCCAAACGTGTTTAAAGACTCAAATTTCAACGATTTGAAGTCAAATGTATATTTGAACGTCGAGAGCCGAAAGGTATTTTCTCAGGCGGCTCAGGCGGTAAATTATTGGTTTAAAAACCTTCCTGATATGCAGAAGAAAGGAATAGGATTATATCTTTTCTCAAGTGCAAAAGGTTCTGGCAAAACCAAAACAGTATGTAGCTTGGCGAATGAGATCATGAAGAAACACCAGAAGCCAGTCAAGTTCACCACATCCCTAAGAATCCTTGACGAGATTAAAAACACATGGGGAGGCAAAGAGAATGCAGAGGGAAAGTTGATAGAGGATTTATCCAGAACAGAAATCCTTATTATTGACGATTTCGGCGCTGATTCTGGAAAGGACTGGATTAACGAAAGATTCTATAGCATTATCAACGGGCGGTATATTGACAGGAAAATTACTATATTCACAAGTAACTGTCAGATATCAGAATTGAAATACGATGAGAGAATCACAAACAGGATTCTGGAACGGTCACTTGAAATTCCATTTCCAGAGGAATCCGTCAGGGAGCACATCGCGGAACATTTGAGAATGAAGATGATTCAAGGAATGGGAGTAGCAAAATGAGAATAAAAAGATGGAAAGAAATGTCATAGAGGGAAGTAGTTGAGCTGAAACGTAATCAATGCATGAAATGCGTATATCTTTCTAAAAGCAGTCCGTCATCTATATCGAATGCTACCTGTGATTATATTCTTATTGTTGGTCATTCAAGAGGCTGTCCGCCTACGGAATGCGTACAGAAAGGAATTTTAAAGCGTGGTAAGAGAAAAGGTGGAGAGAGTGAATATGGATTATGACATCACACCCGAAATGGTAGGAACGTGTGTAAACATCATCATGGATTACTGCAAAGCGACAGATAATAAATGTGAGAGCTGTGCGCTTCGAGTTACCTGCCAACACAGCTTTAAAATCCCGCCGTTTGCATGGAAGAGGGAAGAACATGAGAACAATAAGCGAAATGTATAAGCGTTCTGGAGGAACAGCATATCAGCATAAATGCGCTGAATGCCGATTCTATAGGGACGGAAAGAGAGGAAAATGTCTGATGTACGGCGGTGATCGGGATTGGCATGGAAATTTCATTGCCTGTAAATTCTTTAATCTCGAAGATGATATGCCGGAAGGACAGATGAATATTTTTGATTATGTGTGAAAGAAAGGAGGAACGAGGAACCGCTGGCCAGCGAAAGGATATCCCGGTTCCTCCTTATTTTTTATGAATAATGACGACTTGAAATATGCTATAGAGAATGGTATTATCGACTTATCTCACATACAAGAAAACATAGAGATGAGCAAAAGAAGGGACATATTGGAACAATATGAAGCTAGTATTTGGGAGGCTTCGGACGGATATTGGAAAATCCGTATTTATGATGATGAAACTAAGAAAAGAAGACTGATTAAGAGGAGAAACAGGGAAGACCTGGAAGATGAAATAGTCAGAATCTATAAGGAAAAGATTGAGAATCCTAAAATAAGTGAAATCTTTGATGAATGGCTTGAACGCCGTCAGGAACTGGGCAAGATATCAATGTCCACAAAGCAGAGATACCAACAGGTTTTTGACCGCCATTTCAAAGAATTTGGTACTGAAAGAATACGAGATGTTGACTCGGAGGATTTTAGTAGTTTCCTTGAAGAGCAGACGGGGAAATACAATCTGACAGCAAAGGGATTCTCAAACCTCAAGACAATAGCCAGAGGCACATTGAAATGGGCGAAGAGAAAGAAACTGATAGATTGGAACGTGGAAGAGCTTTTTTATGATCTGGACGTGAGCGACCGTGAATTTAAGAAGAATGTTAAGGAAGAATTAGAAGAGGTATTCAGCGACGCCGAAATGAAAAGAATCGTTGATTATCTCAAAGACAATCTTGATATGGTAAATCTTGGAATTCTGCTTATGTTTGTGACTGGAATAAGAGTCGGCGAATTAAGTTCGCTAAAGTGGGAAGACTGGGTTTATAGCAGCAACGTGGAAAGTCCAAGCATATTAAAGATACGTCGCACAGAGACACGGTACACTGTTGATCATAGTTTAATTTTTGATGTAAAGAACTTTCCAAAATCAGAAGCAGGCGTGAGAAATATAGTGATTCCACATGGATGTGTCTGGATTCTACAAAGACTAAGATGCATGTCAGCATTTTACGAGTACATATTTTTTATGGATGGTCATAGGCTTAATGCATCTGTATTTAGACGGCGACTATACAAGGCTTGTAAAGAAACAGGATGTGTTCAGAAATCACCGCACAAAATCAGAAAAACTTACTGTTCAATTCTTCTCGATCACAGTATTGACAACCAGATGGTAATATCTCAGATGGGACATTCAAATATAAAATGTTCCGAGAATTTCTACCACAGAGACAGAAAAACACTTGCAAAAAAGCAGGAAATCATGGATAATATTCAGGAATTTTCGGTTATAGCAAAATAAAAATCTGATCTAAAGTATGGTTGTTTTTTACTGACAGGGAACAGCTAGGGAACAAAAGGGAACACCTTGAAAATCCCGAAAGCCCTTGATTTTACTGGAAAATAAGGGTTCTATAAACGGGTTCGATTCCCGTACTGGCTGCTAAGAAAACCTTGATTTTATGCGGGTTTCGGGACTTCTGGAATCCGCAAGGGAACACCCTAGGGAACACAAACAAATATTCGATAATAAGACATGGAGGAATCTTGTATGCGAGATATAAGAAAACTTCAGATAAAATCGCTGAAAGGCGATTATTTTTTTGCACTTTTTTAATGAATACAGTATAATGTATTCAAAGGAGTGAGACAGTATGATACATACCGCATACGATGTAATGAAAGAATATCTGATAACCGGCGCAGAGTTGGATGGTCCGTACCAGATACCGGTTATTCCGCCGATACAGCTGGTATCGAAGAAAAGCATAGACTTTGTTTCTTCAAAATCCAGATCATTAAAAGGGCACAAGGATTTGACGGTGAATTTTTATATTGACGACAAGAGTTTCTTACAGATATGGAATCAGCCAGACCAGTACATTGAGCATCTGAAATGCTTTCATTCAGTTTGCGGCCCAGATTTCACAATTGCTTCCGGGATGTCTACGGCACTAAATATATACAACCTATACAGGAATCATGCTCTGGGCTTCTATTTTGCAATTTTAGGCGTTAATATCATACCGTCAGTAAATGTTATCAGCCCAAAGGAAATGCCTTGGATTTTCGATGGTACGCCGCACAGAAGCACTGTATCATGTTGCACTAATGGGAGAGTACGGTCTAAGTCTGCCAGAATGGAATTTTGCGAGAATTTCAAAGAAATGTTAGACGTAATAGAACCTACAAAGGTTGTGATCGTGGGCATCGTGCCGGACGAACTCAATGTGGATGTACCAATTATAAACCTCAATTCGCGTAGCCAGAACATGAAAGAGATGTTCAGAAAGGAAGAACCATGGGAACAGTTAGCAGCGGATCAGCAAAACGAAGAAACAAAGAAACCGGTCGGCAGAAGAAGCGCCGAAGCAGACTTTTCAGTATTGTGGGGCGAAGAAACATGACTGGAAAAGATGAATTGAATGTGATGAAATGAAAAATTTACATCGCGCCAAGCTACGTTATAGAAAATTATATACAGAATGCACAAAAAATAAAAAGTCGCAGGTCTGAATTAGTTTCAGATTTCTGCGATTTTTTTCAGATTTTCCCAGTTCAAACCGTACCGATTTTGATGCTGTTTCTGACTTGTCGTACACTTCCTTGGTGTTCTTTCCCCATCCCAGGGCCGCCCCGGAAACTGCCAGCCGATCAGCAGCAGACCGCCACCGGGAACCCACGAAAGCACAGAGCCAGCGCCAGACACCGCCAGAGCCAAAGCTAATTCTAGTGCAACGTTGTAAAATGCGTTTAAAAACGTTTTTGCGCAGTTGTGGTAAAATATACAGAAATCACATAAAACGCGCTCAAAAATCCAAATACGGCGTTATATGAGTATTTAAGGCACAACCGTCCAAGCAAAACGCCTAAAAGCGTACAGAAATAAGACCGCCGGAGCGATCACAAACAAAGTCCGCATAGCTTCGCGCAGTCCGGATGTATAAAGACCAGACCGGGCGAAGTGTCCGCGCAACTATACACAGTAATAATAACCCTGTTGCATTCTGCCGTCAATCCCTGTTATCAATTTGTATTTGACGTTTTAAGGTGATTTTATATGACTGTGATAAAATATACCAGAATCACGATAAAAGCCGTTAAAACGTCGAACAGAAGACAATACAGCTATATATAATTGTCAATGTGCATCAAACCAGGGCACAAGCCTCGGAGAAGTCCCACACAGGTCACGAACCACCGCCGCCCGAAGTGGATGCAGGATACAAGAAAAAGAACAGCGTTTTACTGCTCTAAATAATTTATATTCGTGATCTGCGGCAAGTCCCGTAAGAACTCAGGAAAACCGCCGTCAGTAATATTGTACTGGCGGTCAGATGTTGAAATCATGCGGCCATCTTTTATCTCCATGCAGGAAAGTTGTAAATATCCCGATTTTTTAGTAGATTTATGCAGCGCGTACCGCATAACAGACACCACTCCAGACTGACAGCGCACCGGTGGTAAGTCGTACCAGATCAGCGGGACAGCACCGGAAGCAACCGCATTAAACACTTGCGCAGCGTCCTTTTTTGCAGCTGCTCTGATTTTATCAACGGTGGAAAAATCCCCGCTCAAAACGGCGTCAACGGTCTGCTCTGACGTTGGTTTTATAATTCTATCTATCATATAAAAGCCCCTTTCTAATTGAAAAAAGCAGGCGGGAAAGCCCCGCCCGAAATTGGTTTATTTTCTTTCCACAAACTCGATTTCTGTATAATTTTTCCCGGTCACCTCGTTTATAAATGCCAAAATTCCGGTTCTTGTGAAATCGAAACGCGAAAAATCAAATACCTTTTGTGCAAGCCTATATTCGTAAGAACGTCCGCAACCCTCAGCGTCGTAATATGTTCCGTCGACATGTAACGCGTTAGACTGTACCACTGGACATCTTTTTTTATTTGCGTCGCGCCTCTGGTAGCTTCCAAAATCCGCAATAACGTGCAGGCCGTCCAGCGTGTCAAATTCTGTTCGAACTCTACAATTTGGAACGTCTGAGCCGTTTCTATAGCCTGTTCCCGTGCAACCGTATTCTACTAATGTTAATTTTTTCATGGTTTAATCCTCCTGATTTTATTTTAAAAGGCCGCCGGGGAAATGCTCCCCGGTACGCTTGCCGGCCTGATTATGCTTCTATTGTTCGACCGTGGTTGTCCATGAAGACCTCACCGGCAGGCCACTGACAAAGCTTCACGCGACCTTCTTTTACAACGCGCTCGTTATATCGTCCGGCGTGCTGAATCACCTTGTATGTGATTGTTTTAGCGGTTTTGTTCGTGATTTCGAACGTTAAACCGCTTTCATAGTATCTTTTTCCGATTTCAAATTTTTTCATATTTTTACCTCTTTTCTTATTTTTTGAAATCCGGCGGTCGTGTTGGGGCTACGGATTGACCGCCGCCGGAGGTGTTAATCAGTCATTAGCAAAAACCGTTTCTGGCGTCCGATTCTTCGAAGTGTCAAGAATTCGTTTTCTGTGATCTTCCCGGATACTCTCATTTCTTCTGCGACTGCCAAATAAAAGTCGCAGGTCTCGAATGAGGTAACAACCTCAAAGAAGTCTTTTAAATTTTTGAATCCGGTTGACTGTTGAACCGGGAAATTGATCACTTTTGCCATTTTGTTTCCTCCCTCGTTCTTTATGTGATTATAATAACACGTTAGCGATACATTTGCAAGACGGAATAGTGCATAAAATCAAGACTTTTTGAAAATACAAATTTGTGCAATATATAACACGATAACGATATTACGATAACGTGTTATTCCGAAATGCTCTGAAATAAATGGATGTTGACACGATAACGATATTATGATAACGTGTTAATATAGAATGATGGGAGGGTATAAAATGGCTACGACAAAAGCACACATGAAAGCAACTGCAAAATATGAGAAAAATAATTATTTCAAAACCTTAGTGCGATTTAAAAAAGAAGACGAGGAACGCATAAGAGCCGCCGCAGGCGACAGCTTAAACGGATTTATTGTTAATTGTGTATTAGATGTAATTAACAAGGCGGAAGAACGGCAGACCTCCACACAAGCCCCAGAAATGCCCGCAGAACTGTCCAAACCTGCAAGTCGGGACTATTTACCGCTTACATCGGAAAATATCGAAAAAGTCGATTTAGACGCATTGTTGACCGGCGGCACAAAGTATCAAATAGATATTTTTGACTTGTACGGTCCTGACGGGTTCAATAAACTTTTAGAGATGGCGGAAGAAAAGCGAAGCCGGGGTTGATTTCCTCGGCTTCGCTTGTTATAATTGTTTTACGGACGTTTATTAAAATATCAGCAAATATTTAATATCCGCAGGAGCCCCAGCGTTTTACTGGGGCTTTTTCTATGCAGCATACATTTTCGAGATAATCAGAAACCGGAGGGCTTCATATTGCCTGCCGTTAATCCCGGCGAAGTCATCCGCGATCTGGTCTAATAGCTTCTCTAATTTTCTTTTTGTGTGGGCTTTTTCAATCAGCCCCAGATATCTGTTGTATCTCACTCTTTTATTTCCTCCAATCTAATAACAAGCCCTAACTCGTTATTCTTATTTGATCTTGTGATATAGAAATCAATCACGCGATCATCAAAATACTTTTTGCAGGTCTGAAGCATTTTCCCACTCATTTCCCATTCTACAAATTCGCTTTTTCTGCCTTTCTGGATTTCAAAGAAATCGCAGTGCATTGTGTTGAATAAATCTAAAAATTTAATCATGTTTTTCTCTCCGTTCCTCCAGCTCTGCGTCTGGCTGTTTGTTCTCTGTTGATGGTTATATAATAGCATAGTTTAATAATGATGTCAATAGCATAGTTTAATAAAATGTATTATTTTTAAAATAGTGTTTTTTCTGCACATATAATAGGAAATAAAAAATATCGAAATAAAAACCCATAGCCGATTGACGCATAGTTTAATAAATGATATAATCAAAGCAAACAATAACAGGAGGGTTAAAAAATGGCATTTAAAGAGAAAGAAAAGGAACTTTCATATATTGCACAATATCAAAAAGACAAGTACGACCGTATAACAGTAATGGCGCCAAAAGGAACCAAGGAAGACGTAAAAAGAGCAGCCGATCTAAAAGGCGTCAAGATGTCTGCATTCGTTCTGGAGTGCATACAGAAAGAATTGGAAAGAATGAAAAATTAGTAGAATAGTTTAATAAAATACTTGACGCATAGTTTAATAAATGATATACTGTAACCATAGAAAGGAAGTGGTTACAGTGAAAACAGAACAATTTAGGATTAATGAAAATTCTGATTTCCCAGGTGTCTATATAATTGTAAATATGGACAATCAAAAAGTATATATTGGTTCAACCAGAAACATATGTAAGAGATTGAAAGCGCATTTATATAGTCTAAAAAAGGGAAAACATTCATCAAGTACTTTTCAAAAAGATTTTGATAGTGGTAATTCATTTATTGCATATCCTCTAACAAGGGTTGAACTATTGCCAAAGTATTTAAAGGACCATAATTTAAGACATTTTGAATACATGGCGATTAAAATGTTTGATTCTACGAATCCAGAAAAAGGATACAACAAAGTAAATCACAAAGTGGAATCTTACGAGCTTGGAAATATAAAACGAGCAAATTCTCAATTTAACGATTTTTTTGAAGTAAAAGAAAAGTACAAAGCAAAAGTAAAATTATATTGTAAAGAATACTACGAAGAAGAATTAGAATTTTTCTTAAAACAGGCTATGCGTTAAAGAAAACACATCACACAGCCCCGGGCAGGGGCGGACAGGAGGAATAAAAAATGATAAAATTAAACACATTATCTTACGTTTACGGACAGAACGACACAATAGAGGTCGGAGAGGAATACTATTTCGGTCAGCTCTGGGACGGAAACGGGGACGGCGAGGAACTGCTAGAGTCTGGAGCGATCGCCGTGTACCAGGACGGGGAGGAATATATTGTTGACTTCGAGATTCTGGAACCTGCGGATGATATTTTACAGACCCGAGTCAAAGTTATCGGGATTAACTAGGAGACAGAGCAATGAAGTATATAATCATGGATTATGCAGACGGTGATTGTTTCACCGATGAATTTGAGGACAAAGAAGAAGCCCTTCAGGAAGCGGATGGACAATGGGAGCATCTAACAAGGTGCGAAAAGAAACATAGAACGGCGTTTTACGTGCTGGAAAGCATCAATCCAGATGAAGACGCGCCCAATCATTACGATGGGGACATCGTAAAACGTTGGAAATAAAAACAAGCCCTAGGAGATAATCCCGGGGCTTTTATTGTCTTATTTTGGCGGCGTAATATGAGGGGGAACAACCCCGCCGCCGAAGTTGTTAAAATACATTTAGCACAAAACCGTCGAAGTTGTCAAGCAAAATTTTTTTATTTTGGGGCTTGATTTTTAAAACCAATGTGGATAAAATTAAAGCAACGACAGGTGACGGAACTCAGGAGGGGAGCTAAAGCCAGAACGCTAAAAGAATAAGAATCTAACAGCCAGATCACGCCGGATAAGGTACCGGAAGGTCTGGCTTTTTGTGTTTAATAACCGGAAAATGACAGTATTACAAGGCGTATAAATATATAATAACTGTCTATATAATCCCCTCCAAGATTCCAAAGCCCTAGAGTTTATTAATATATATATGCTATACAGTACTGTATAGATATAATATATATAATTACTAGGGGGAGTAATAAGAGAATAAAAGAAAATAAAATATGGTATTGACAAAGGTATATTATCTTTGCTATAACAGAGATACAGAGAAAAACAGAATAATTTATTATAACTTTTAATTATGCTACCGAGTCTGGTTTTACTATGACTTTACTTTTACGATCACAGAAGTGATTTGTATGTTTGTATTGTCGTAGTAGGTCCAGACTTTTTTTAATTTATATTAATCATCCGGAGGTGATACAGTGAAAAAGAGTAATACAACAGTAACAGAACAGGGAATAGAGGTATATGAGAATGATATATATAGGCTCGTGGATGAATATATAAACACTGTGTTACAAGTAACTCCTGAGGAATTTGATACACAGAAAGAATACAAAGCTACTGTTGCTGATAGTTTTGTAGATATGGTCTTTTATGTTCATGATAGAATACCAAAGCCAAGTAATGACGATATAGAGCTGCTTGATAAGATATTTAATATATTTGTCAGGATATGCAGTAAGTACAGTGTATTGCCAACGCTGGAGGTGTTTAGTTTTCTAGTTGGTATTAACCGTTCAACGTTTAGTGATTGGATGCGTGGAGACTATAGAGCAAACTCATCGCATGGCACCACGGTTAAAAAATGGTTCGATATCTGCAAGAATTGCACAGTTAACAGGCTTAACAATCAGTCCGGCACAAATGCCAACTTGATATTTATTGCCAAAGCAGCTTATGGAATGGCAGAGACGGCACCAGGGCAGATAGCGCAGCAGGACGGCATACCACACCAGACAGCACAGCAGATCGCGGACAAACACAGGGCAGCGCTGGAGCTTCCAGAGATGGAAAAGCCGGAGCTATAACAAGATGTTGTTGTTTGTGACTTGAATACACAATATATAGTGATGTTCAATGTTCTTTTAGGGTGTACCCATTTTGAACAGAGAGCAAAACAGAAATATTTGTGCAATATTACAACAGATTTACAACTAAAGTGCTTCCTTGATCACTGCCGCAGGCCTTTAATGGTCAGCGTTAAGCCAGGGAAGCGGGAACCCATGGGGCGGCGGGCTTCCCTGGTAGCGTCCGACATGGATACCGGGAGGGGGTGTATACAAGCCCCAACACACGCCGAGTGAGTACTCCGAGTTCCCGAAAAATTAAAAAAGCCTCCTCTAACAGCAAGGCTTAAAAATTCCAAAAAAACAAAAAAAAGAGTTCCCCATGGCAGAGATAGTGATTGCAACACAACAAGCCATAAGCCTCAATGGTTTCTCTGCCAGAAATCGGGCACAGCTCCTGATTTCTCCGCTACGGAGAGTTTAAATATGAGCAGAATAAACTTTAGCTGTTGCTTCAAGGATGGGAACTAATTAAGGCATAAAAAAAGAGAACCATCACGGTTCCCTTTTAAGATCACCAGTATTGAATTGTACAACAACATCCGGGATTGTTTCGACAACAATCCGGCAACCGAGAAATTCTAAAATAGAAATCATCTCGTCGGCGGACAGTGTTTCTCTTGAGAATTTATTCGCCAGTGCTTGAGGAGAAGTGCCAAGATATTCAGCTACCTGAACATTTGTAACTTTTTTCATTTTCATTATTTGCTTAATTTTTTGAGATACCAAAATATCACCTCCTAATCACATAATAAACGCATACGTTAAAAAAATCAATCAAAATTCACCAAAACGTGTATAAACTACTTGATATTACACACGATACGGTGTATAATTGATATATAACGAAACGGAGGCGTGTATATATGAAAATAGGTTATGTGAGAGTATCAACAGTAGATCAGAATGAAGCAAGGCAGATTGAAGCTATGAAAACGGATGGAGTTGGTAAAATTTACATGGATAAGAAATCTGGTAAAGATTTTGACCGTCCCGAATATCAGAAAATGATTTCGGAGTTACAAAAAGGTGACGTGCTGGTGATTCATTCTATTGATCGGCTAGGAAGAAATTATGAAGAAATTATCAATGAATGGAGAAAAATTACTAAAGAAATCGGCGCGGACATTATCGTACAAGACATGCCGTTACTTAATACTTGCCAGAGTAAAGACTTAACTGGTACGTTAATTTCAGATATTGTCCTTCAGTTACTTTCTTATGTGGCACAAAGAGAACGTGAAAACATTCGACAGCGCCAGAGAGAGGGCATAGAAATCGCAAAAGCTCAGGGCAAGTATAAAGGACGTGCCAAAAAAGAAATTGATAAGGAACTTTTTAAAAGCACCAAAACCAGATGGCAGAATGGAGAGATTACGAAAGTCCAATTTGCAGAAATCATGGGGATTTCAAGAGGTACCTTATATAAACTATTGGAGGACAATACGAATGATTGATTTTACAAATAAATCTGTTGTTACAGAAAATGATATCGAATCCGAACATTTATTAAAGAAAGCAGTCGCACAAGGATTTTCTTTACCAAAAGGCGAAAAAGTAATGGAACCATGTAGGTTTTTCCATTTTATCGGAAGCCCGTATAAACAGGTCATATCTCCCGAGAAGATAACACCGAGTGAGTTCGAACAAGCGGTTCGATATTCTGAATTATTTGGAGATGAAAAGGAAGATTTAAGAAAAATCGCTGACTTAGCTGCAAGATGGTGTAGAACATACGGATATGAACATTTAAGTGTTTATGCAAACGAAGAAATCGAAAACTATACTGGAAAAGGCATTGCAAAAACCGAAAATGGTACAGTGCAACGTGTTGATATTGAAATAAAGAAGCCACGAAAGATAACAATAGCTGAATTAGAAAAACATTTCGGATATCCTATTGAAATTGTAAGCTGAGGACACTGCCTATGAAAAAGAATAACCATCAGGGAGAATCAATCAGAATTCGGCTCACATATCAGTTAGAACAAAAGCTCATTGCCGAGAAGAACAGAACCGGCAAGAGCGTGTCGCAAATTACCAGAGAAGCATTGGAACAATACTTCCGAAAGAGGTAGTTAATATCTCAACCTCAAAAATTTTCCAAAAAATAAAAAAGGGGTTCAATATGACAGAAGAATACAGTGAGCGTTTCGACCAGCTTCGTAAGAACCGAGTTAAAACCAGCTTTTATAAATATGGTCCAGCGAAGAAAAACTTTCAGACCGGAAACGTACAGGCGCTTCCTGCAATGGAACGGTGCATTGAAAAATATAATTCCACTGGGAATACAGAATACCTTGTGGACGCTGCAAATTACCTTATGTTTGAATTCATGTACCCACAACATCCAAACGCGCATTTCAAATCTACAGACAGCAAAGACAGCGCCGGGATAGTCGGGATTAGCGTGAAAGAAATGGAGGACTTGAAGAATGAACAGTATTGACCCAGTATATTACGCATATGTAATGGATGAAACAGCGATTTTCACAAGAGAAAAACCAGACCCTGGAAAAATTCAAGGATACGTGATATTTAAAGCAAATAAAGTCAAAGTTCTTTTGGGGAACGCGACGGCGTGTGAAGATCTGAATGGAGATGTGAAGATTGACCTTTCAAAACAGAAACTAACCGACGCAGTAGCCATTTTAAGGCACGAACTTCTGACACACGGAGAAGTTTACAATGGCTTCAAAGCAAGCCTTAAAACAGCGATTGAGAAGTATTGCACCTGCGGTTTACCATTCGAACCAGAAGAAGAAACTGCCGGTAAGATTCTTGATTTCATGATCGGAGAGGAACAAAGAGAATGATTTTAGCAAAATTCGTAGCAGCCATGTTAGATATTGCTTTTTTTACATTGGTCTTGGCATTCCTTATATCACAGGACGAAGTCGAAAAGAAAAGCAATCCAATAGCTTCGGCAATATTTATATTAATGGAAATATGTTTTGCAGTTAATGCAGTTGTGATTTTTAGATTATAAGGAGAACCCAATGTGGTTAGCATTCACAATACAAATTCCCCTGTTCACTATACTGATTGAACGGGTGAAAATACAAGAAAATCAGAAACCTGCCGTTCTCAGGTTAGGGAAAGCCTTTGAATCTGACAGGTCGAGGCATCCAGAGTAGCTTAGGTCTGCGTTGGTGAAACTCAATGGAATATAATATAATTTTTTCCCACCCATTGCAAAGTAACTGGCGCGGACTTAACAATATTAATAGCTATGATGCTTTCTAAAACCACCAGAATATATCACATTTCCGGGAACGCCAACCCGGAAAGCAATGGGCTATCGCCAAGCGGTAAGGCTCAGCACTTTGACTGCTGAATTCGTGGGTTCGAATCCCACTAGCCTAGTTAGCTATATCATTGGCATGGTATAGCTCCTCTGAAATACCATCTATCCCATCAGGGGATGAATAAAGGGACTTCAAACGTCCCGGATGGTTTCCACATTTTGTGGAGCAGCGGACCCTTTGTTGCGACTGAGAGGGCAAGAATCGCAACAGCAGAGGAAGTTACTCTTGAACTGCAATAACCCTCTGCTTAGGAGACTTAGTTCAGTTGGCAGAACGGTCGGCTCATAACCGACAAGTCACAGGTTCAAGTCCTGTAGTTTCCATTTCTTCCATATGCTGTCTATCCGTTTTGTGGACAGAAAAAACTGTTGAATGAATGTATGTGGATTATTTTTATGAAAGGTGTGTAACGGCACAGCCTGTTCGATGAAGATAATTCCCCGTTCTACACAGTCTCCGAGTTAAATTGTTGTCAATAAGCGCGCATTGAGGACAGGAAGTTTTCAAGAGACATATAAAAGGTTTTGTTGTTATACACAAAGACATTAATATCCAAATCCGAAAACAACTCCGTGGGGCTGGCACGGCATAAAACAGCCTAGTGGAAAGCATAACACGATAAACATATTGCTAACCCGGGGCTTCCGGGTTCTGGGAGAATATTCCGTAGAGGTAGCGGTGCAGACTGTAAATTTGTTGCCTTCGGGCTCGGGTGGTTCGACTCCATCTTCTCCCATTCGCAGGATAGAGAAGTGGAATCTCGCAAGGCTCATAACCTTGAGATCGGCGGTTCGAATCCGCCTCCTGCAATTCGTGGAATGTACGCTAGTGGCAAACTGACAGAGTCGCGCTCTGGTCTCCGGTTCGATTCCGGGCGTTCCGCTTTAATCCGCTTAGAGTTAAGCTGTTTGTATACAGGCGGTCTATGTCTCAGGTGGATTTACGCTATAGCGAAAGAGGTGAAATTCAGCCCAGATAATGTCTGACCGTTAAAGGCGGTGAATATGGCAAGGTAGCTCAGTTGGTAGAGCAGTAAAAAGAGTGTAAGTCATGTCTGCGACTTCTACAGCAATCCTTCTTCCATTACAAGGTACTTGTCGGTGGTTCGAATCCATCCCTTGCCACTTATGTGATGCTTACAGCAACTTTATTGGACATAACTGCTAATTATGAAACCCAAAAGCATCATGAAAAATTATGGGGCACTTACAGCAACTTATTCTTAAATAAAATCTCAGGCGAATAACCTATAAATTATTTTATCGTGTCCTGAAAGGAGAAAAACATGGATTTTGCAAATGCAATGAAAGAAGAAAACAAGTTTACAAGAACCGAGAATGGTGCAGTTGCGATGAATACCACAAGTGATGCAAGGCTTGATTTATTCGGAACTATTGGTGCATTAAGAGATGCCGATGAGAATAGAATCACCACATTGTTCTCAGAAGCGTATGCGCAGGATAAACTCTTTGCTACGAAGATTGCTTTTTACGCAAGAGATATTCGAGAGGGATTAGGAGAAAGAAAAACTTTCCGAACCATTATTCGTTATATGGCAGAGCATCATCCAGAAGCACTCAGACCGAACCTTGATTTGATTGGAGTTTTTGGAAGATACGATGACCTCTATGAATTGATTGGAACGCCACTGGAAGATGATATGTGGAAAACCATGAAAAATCAGTTCGAGGAAGATCTGAAGAATCTCAATGATGGCAAAGCAATTTCTCTGCTTGCCAAATGGATTAAAACTGCTGACGCAAGTAGTGCAAAGACTAGAAAATTAGGAATTCTGACTGCGCAGAAGTTAGGCTATCCAGTTTACAACTTCAAGAGAATTGTTCGCAGCATGAGAAAGCAGATAGGCGTTGTCGAAAGTCTCATGTCTGCCGGTAAGTGGAACGAGATTAAATATTCAGAAGTTCCAAGCCGTGCAATGATGATTTATCGTAGAGCCTTTGCAAAACATGATCCTGATGGATTTAGCGAATTTATCAATAAAGCTGATAAAGGAGAAGTTAAAATCAATGCTTCAACCTTGTATCCGTACGATATTGTAGAGAAAATCCTTTATGGAAGAGAAAGTAACAAAGTCCTTGAAGCGCAATGGAAAGCACTTCCAGATTATATTGAACAGGGAACAAATGCTTTAATTATGGCCGATGTATCTGGTTCAATGGATGGAAGACCAATGGCAACCTCAATTGGTCTGGCAATATATTTTGCTGAGAGAAATACAGGTGCATATCATAACTTGTTTATGGCATTCTCTAACGACCCGCAGATTGTTACATTAAAGGGCGAAACACTTCGCCAGAAAATAAGCAATGTCGGAAAAACAAATTGGGGATTTAGCACAGACCTCAAAGTAGCTTTTGAGAAAGTACTTAATATTGCCGAGAAGAGCAACGTTTCACAAGAAGAAATGCCAAAAGCCATAGTTATTATTTCCGATATGGAAATTGATTACTGTGGTAATAAGGAATGGACTTTCTATGACAAAATGGAAAAGAAATTCCAAAAAGCCGGATATATTATTCCAAACGTTATCTTCTGGAATGTAGACAGCAGACATAATGTATTTCATGCTGACGCAAAACGTAAAGGCGTACAGCTTGCAAGCGGTCAGTCAGTGACAGTGTTCAAACAGGTATTACAGAATCTTGGATATAATCCAATTGAAGCTATGGAAAATACAATCAATTCAGAAAGATACGATTGTATCACTGTTGAATGAAATATAAGGTGAAAATCAACTCAGTTTTTTAACTGACCGTGACAAGCGGTATGGAATGTAGCTCAGTGGTAGAGCAATGGCATTGTAAGCTATGTGTCGCAGGTTCGATTCCTGCCTTTCCGATTCCATATAGTGGCGGAATACGTAGACGCTATTGTGGTAGCATAGGTTTAAATCCAAAACTTAGGTGACCTTAGCCGGCGGCATGAGAGTAAAATGGTGGAAATCCCCTCCTATATGGACGTTTGATGCATTGAGTGATAATGCTCTGATTGAAAAGTGGCGGAACTATTGACGGTGATGAACCCGATACGATAGAAAGGCAGACGCAGAGGATAGTACATCTTAATGGGTGAGTATGTGTCTTTGGACATGGGATGTACATGGAAGTTCGAATCTTCCCTTTTCAATTCCAATGAATTGCAATCATTGGAATCTTTTTCTCTTATTTCGTTCGGTTCCAGTGTTTCTCGTTGGGAGATTTATGCCGTTCAAGTCGGCACACTGGACTTTTTTAATTGAGGTGTTAATTATGCAAAAAGAAAAGTGTTGTAAAACATGTAGGAAACATGACGATTTTACATGGGTATGTTTCAACGGCGACAGTGAACACTGCGCTAATTTTACGGAACCAGATTGTGTTTGCGAATTTTGGGAGGACGCAGAAAATGAAAATTTATGAGGCAATATGTTTGAGAAATACATATGGTGGAGAAACGACTCTTGATGACCTTGTGAAACTAATGCAAGGAAACAAAATTCACAGATGTCCGAAGTGCGGCGGAAGTGGAACTATTATCAAAAGAGTAAATCGTGCGCAATACTGGGAATGTTGTGATGATTACGTAGAAAAAGAAGTCACTTGCGACTTATGCAACGGCGAAGGGTATACTGAAAAAATATACAAACCTAGAATGGTACAGGATGGATGGGAATGCAAATAGCAGGAAAAGAAATTAAAGACGAATGTTCTAAATGCGGAAATATCCTTGAATGTGAGTTATTCCGTCAGGGACATGGAATAAAACAAGAACGTGAAAATGTAGCAAAGATGATCGGATGCCAGATGAAGCACAGGGAGAAAAGAGAGAAATGAACGAACTGAAAGTATTGAATGAGCAGGAAGTATTGGGAAAACAGTTTCGCGTTTACGGAACAGCAGAAGAACCGTTGTTTGTGGCCAATGATGTAGCCGATTGGATTGAACATAGCAACGTAACGGAAATGCTTAGGGGCATTGACGATGATGAAAAGCTGATCTCAACAATTCTTAGGGCAGGTCAGAACAGGCAAATGAATATGCTTACCGAGAATGGACTTTATGAAGTCCTGATGCAGTCAAGAAAGCCAATCGCAAAACAGTTTAAGAAAGAAGTTAAAGAGATTCTGAAGACTATCCGCAAGCATGGTATATATGCTACGGACAATGTAATTGATAACATTCTCAACAATCCCGACTTTGGAATTGAACTTCTAACCAAATTAAAAGAGGAACGTGCCGCCAGAGTGGAAGCTGAAAGAAAGAACGCTATTCTGATGCACGTCAACAAAACTTATACCATTACTGAGATTGCTAAGGAACTGGGACTGAAATCAGCAATGCAGCTAAACCGGATTCTGCAGATAAAAAGATTCAGTATCAGGTCAATGGTACATGGGTGATGTTTTCGCAGTATAGCAATTGTGGGTACGAAGAAATCAAACAGGAAGTTCTGGATTCTGGAAGAGTAATCTATCACAGGCGAATCACACAGATGGGACGAGAGTTTATTCTTGGGTTGTTCGAGAAGACAGCTTGATTGATAAAGGAGGATTGCCATGATTAAGATTTTGAAACCTGGTACATTAAAAGAAGCAACTTGTAACAAATGCGGTGCAGTATTGAGCTATGACGAGTCCGAAGATGTGAAAGATGAAAATATAGAGAATCATTTTGCTACAAATATGCCATCTGGATTTGGGTACAAGAGAAAATACATCATTTGCCCGCAGTGTAAGAATAAAATCATTTTAAGTTCGACCAGATAGGGGGAATATTAGTGTTCAAAAAGATATTTAATCTCTACATAAGATATAAAACTAAAAACCTCAAAGCAATTCCGCTGTTCGTAATGACATTTAACTGGAAGAAATTCCAGGAAGACGGTAAAAAGGATAGCTGTATATTAAACATACATCCAGATATTGCAAACGACCAATTTGTTAGAGAAAAACTGTCTGAATGCGTGGATTATATTCGCGATAACTACGATATGGAAATATTCGCAAAAATTTAGTGGGAGGGAACCATATGCAAATAGGCGATTTAGAAAAATGGAGCATAGATCAACTCAAAATTGAAGTTGTTAGGTTGTCGACAGCGTGCGAGAAGAAACAACATGAAATTTTAGACAAAAATAATAAAATCAACGAGCTTCAGGCTGAACTGGATAAAATGTATGATTATAGCAATGAGTTAAAAAGACAGGTGTGTGAAAAAGCGGATATGCCATTTTACGACGAATCTATAGAAATCGCAAAATGTCACAGACAGCATCAGGAGGATTGCATTACGATTAACCAGTTGCATACAGCGCTTGATGTTCTGATTGACCGATACGCAAATTTGAGAAAGAATCACGGCCTGAACTTATGAGAATTATCTATTCAGGCTCGGACATTGATTTTCTTGACACCACATACAATATCGAGGGAGAATGCCACCGAATGAACATTCCGACTAGGTTCTATCCAGACAGACGCTTGCTTCTGGCAGGGAATACGACTGTAATATACAACAAAACGGGAAATCTTTCTAAAACATGGAAATCAGATTACATCGGGGACAATTATTTGACGATTTTGACATTGATCAGAAAGGACAACGGTAAATGAGCATTAAAACAGCACTTGAATCAGAGGGAGTAGACTTCTCTGAATATATGAATATACCCGAGCCATGGGACGGCTCAGCACAAATTAAAACAGTAAACGGCGAGAAATGGGTGTCATGCCCTTATTGCGGAAAAAGAGCATTGAAAATACTTCCGACCACGAAAATTCATCGGATGCCGTACAAATGTAAGGGTAGCAACTGCAAGAAAGAGTTTATGGTGAATGTATGAGTACTTGTTATGATTGCGCATGCGGAAAGATCATAGATAATGGAGTTAATAGGGGGGGGGTTATTTGTGGCCTTGGCGAAAAGACATTTTATGTTCCATTTATGGCTCCCACGCCAGAAATATGTGATAAATTCGCTAAAAAGAGTGGTATCTCAGCTTGGGATGCATTTAATGATGAAGAACGTAAGAAATATTCTGAAATGTATTCTATACTTCCGTTTTGCAATCCTGATGTAAGCGCAGAAGATTTTTTCAGAGATATGGATAGTGGGTACTTAGGGATTTATCCAGAAAACACACCAGACATCGTTAAAACTATTGATTCCATAAAAACGCATGATGAAGATGTTATTAAAACAGTTGCCAGCGATGCGGAAGAACTTCAAAAGACTAAACCTATGGAACTGGACGAACTTTCGGAAGAAACCAAGTTTAGAATTTATAAATTAATTGTAAATGAAATTGGAAAGCATTTTTACAATTGCGAGATGCATATGTCATATAAAGACTTTATACTTGTTGAGGATTGCATCAGAAAAGTTTTACAAGGAGAACAAGATGAACCCAAAACGGATTAAATGCTTTTTAACAGGTGGTTGCAGATTCAAAAGTTCAGATACAGAATCAAAATGTGACGATAAAGAAAAGACTTGCACTATTACGGAAACTTGCTACAAATGTGGGGAAAAGTATACAGCCATAGTTACTTATAAACAGTTAGGGATTCCGGAATGAGGTGAATTATGTTAAGCATAGAAAATGTACCTGTACAAATTATAGAAACAGGCGAAGAAGTAAAAGTGCGGATTGAAATTGATCCATTAGAAAAAGAAGTTGCATATATTAAACTCCAATCTCAAAAAATATGTAATTGGGATACATGCCTTATTAAAATTGGTTCAAAAATAATTCCATTTGATCTCATAAACGCAGAAGAAGACGTACCGCCTAAAATAACACTAGAATGCAAAGAAGAACTGCCTTATTCAGAATGGATGTTAATAATTAATAATGCATTACGAGGAATCACAATAGAACAAACTGCATCAGAATGGTCTGATATATACAACCAGAAACCAATCGAAAAAGATTATCTTACAGATGACCAGAAACACAGGATACATAAATTGTTACTGAAAGAAATTGATATATATTTTCGTTCTAAGAAATCCAATATATCGTGTTCTGATTTTATAGCAATTGAAGAAATTATTGCAAACGTGCTGAATGGAGAATGATTATGAAAAAGATAACCGTTGTAATAACAGTTTTAGCGCTGACATTTGGAATGACAGGATGCCAGTCTGCCGCAAGAAATTGCGGTGGAAACACAACATTAGAGTTGGAACCAAACCAAAAGTTAGAGGAAATTACATGGAAAGATGATTCATTATGGTATCTCACACGCCCTATGACTGATGATGATATTGCCGAGACTCACACATTCCAGGAGTCTTCTAACTTCGGGGTATTTGAGGGTAGCGTAACTGTTGTTGAAAGGAAAGAATAAATAATTAATCAGAGAGCCAGAAAGGAGTGCCATTATGAGTGACTTGAAGATATTTACAGAAAACATCGAACCAGAAGCATTAAATCAGATTTACACACTGATAAAACAGCCTGCATTTTCCGAATGTAAAGTACGAATCATGCCAGATGTTCACGCAGGATCTGGATGTGTAATTGGTTTTACTGCTGATCTTGGAGATAAAGTAATTCCGAACATTGTTGGCGTGGACATTGGATGTGGAATGCTTACAACACAAATCCCTGCTGACGTTGGAACAATAGATTTTAAAATTCTCGACGAAGTAATAAGAAACAATGTTCCGGCAGGAAGAAACGTACGTGACGAAATCATAAATTTTGAAAAATTAGAAGAACTTCATTGTTTTTCTCGACTCAAAAATATTGAATGGATTCGCAGGAGCCTTGGTACACTTGGGGGCGGAAATCATTTCATTGAAGTTGACACTGATTCGAAAGGATTAAATTATCTTGTAATCCACACTGGGAGTCGCAACCTTGGGAAACAAGTGGCTGAAATATATCAGAAAATTGCCATAGAAGATACACAGGATACAGATGAACTTGAAACTGAAATACAGAAATTAGTGAAAGAATACAAGCGTTCTGGAAGACACAAGGATATACAAAATGGTATTGATGAATTAAAACGAAAATGGAAGCCGGACAAACTAGGTATTCCGAAAGAATTGTGTTACTTGACAGGAGAACATAGAAAACAATATCTGCATGATATGAAAATCTGTCAAGAATTTGCAAGAATAAACAGACGATGCATACAGAGTGCTATATTTTACACTATGAATTGGATGCTCCAAAGAAACACATGGTTTGATACAATTCATAATTATATTGACCACGATACAAACATTGTTCGTAAAGGCGCAATATCAGCTAGACATGGCGAAAAAGTTCTTATCCCAATGAATATGCGAGATGGATGTATTATTGCAGTTGGAAAAGGAAACGATGATTGGAACTGTTCGGCCCCGCATGGTGCAGGACGCATTATGAGCCGATCAAAAGCAAAAGAAAACATCTCGTTAGAAGAATTTAAGGAGTCTATGGATGGGATATACACAACATCCGTTCAGAAATCCACAATTGATGAAAGCCCTATGGCCTACAAACCACCGCAAGAAATTATTGATAATATCAAAGATACTGTAGAAATAGTTGATATTATCAAACCTATATATAACTTTAAAGCAAGTGAATAACCAGTCAAAGAGCCACATGAGAGCCAGACTAAATCCTAAGAAGAAAGGAGGTCTGGCTCTATTTTTATGCAGAAAATCAAAGAAGGTTCGCTTGAATGGTATCGGGCAATTTTAAATCAAATCATTAATGACGATATGACGGTCTATCAAAACCAGAAAGATTGCCTTGATCTGTTGTTAAATATGAATATTGACCTTCCTTTCAAGGATAATCCAGATGTGCAACAGATGGGAATAAAGGTAAGCCAATATGCACACAATATCGCAGAAAGGCAAGCTGCTATTACTGGAAGTGGAGATTTTGACGATATTTACTGGAAATATTTACTGTTGGAAGCACAGAACTATCAAGTTGACAGTGGATTGCTTTACCTTGAAAAGAATCGAATTCCAAAAGAACGATTTTATGAACCACGAAGAAATGTGTTTTTGCAGCATAATATTATAAGTTCGTTGCAAGACCTGATGGACGATAAGCTTGATATATTTGCATTGAGCGTACCTCCTGGCTGTGGCAAATCGACTCTTGAAGATTTCTTTCTTTCACTTGTTGGCGGGTGGTTCCCCAATGATTTTAATTTATCATCTGCACATAGTAGTATTTTGACTCGCTCTCTCTATGATGGAGTATTGGAGATTATCAACGACCCTGTTGAATATACATGGCATGAGATTTTTCCGAATGTAGAAATACAGGGAACAAATGCAAAAGAAACAACAGTAAATCTTGAAAGAAACGGACGTTTTAAAACTTGGACGTTCCGTTCAATCGATGGTTCTCTGACTGGTGCGACCCGATGCAACCGATTCCTTACCGCCGATGACCTTGTGTCTGGCATCGAAGAAGCACTGAACAAGAATCGACTGGACACCTTATGGACAAAAGTAGTAAATGACTTGCGTTCCCGTAGACTTGAAGGGTGCAAAGAGTTTTACATTGCTACCAGATGGTCAGTGCATGACCCTATCGGAAAGCTACAGCAGCTATACGCCGGAAATCCAAGAGCGAGGTTTATAGCAGTACCGGCACTTGACGAGAACGGCAAAAGTAATTTCTTGTTCACAGTAAATGGGTTCTCTGAGAAATATTTCAACGATGCTAAAGAGTCCATGGACGAAATCTCTTATAACTGTCTTTACCAGCAACAACCGGTAGAACGTGAAGGATTGCTACTTCCACCAGATAAGCTAAAAAGATTTTTCTTCGAAAGAGAAGACGTGCCCGATGGATGCACGGACGAATACACAATTATACCAGACAGAGAAGCAGATGCGATATGGGCAGTATGCGATACAAAAGACAAAGGAACCGACTTTGAATCATTACCTATTGCATATCAATATGGGGATAAATTTTTCATCCCGGATGTTGTTTTCGATGATACCACAGATTACGACATCCTGGACAGAAAGACTGCTGATATTTTGATAAAACACAATCCGCATAAAATCAGATTCGAGTCAAATAACGTAGGAAATCGTGTTGCGCACAACATTCAAAAGATAATCTCAGGGAAATGCCGAGCGGATATCGAAACAAGACCTACGCAAGCAAATAAAGAGACAAAAATTCTCGTAAACTCTGATTACATATCAAAACATTTTTATTTTTTACATCCGAGCCAGTATAAACCAAAATCCGACTACGGATTATTTATGGGAAATGTGACCACATATACCACAAGGACAAAAGTAGCTCATGATGATGGCCCGGACAGCTTGGCGATGATGGCAGAGTACGTGCAGAATCCATTAGGCGGAAAAGCAACTGCAATGCGCAATCCATTTTGGGGAAGGAGATAATATGACCACAAGAGAATATTTAGGGCAAATTCAGAAATATGACAAGCTTATTAAAAATAAAAAATACGAAGAAGAACATTTAAGAAGTCTTGCTCTTGGGCTTAAATCGTTCTCATATGGTGAAAAAGTTCAGTCTACTCCGAATCCCAATCAAATGACCGATGCCGTAAGCGAACTTGTTGACATTCAAACAGAAATCAAAAAAATGGTTATTGAATACACAAAGAAAAAGCAAGACATTATTGAAACAATAGACAAGGTGAGCGATATCAATTCAGATTTGTATGATCTGCTGTTTAGGCGATATGTAAAAGATGAAAGGCTTGAAATGATTGCCTGTGAAATGGGATATTCCTATTCTCATGTGAAATTATTGCATTCGAAAGCACTGAATATCGTCAAAAACATTAAGAATTTTGAAAGTTAATACCTGATAATACTGAATAATACCTGCATATATTATATAATATAAGCTGTAAAATAAGCACCGGGAAGAACCCTTGGTGCTTTTTTCATGCAGAAAAATAGGAGGACAGGCAGTGGGGAGAAACAAAATAAACTTTGTTGACCTATGCCAAGGCGAGTTTGGCAGAAAAACTGCCTATACTGGCGTAGACCAGATTACTCCCCAGAACGTGGCACAGGTCCTTTCTGATACAATCGGAATCCATAACAGGAATAGAACCCTGATGGATTATCTTTACAGATATTACAAAGGCGATCAGCCAATTTTATATCGTGAAAAACTTGTTCGCCCAGAGGTCAACAATAAAGTTGTTGAGAATCATGCCCTTGAAACAGTCAAATTCAAGGCAGGGCAGATATACGGAGAACCTATTCAGTATGTCTGTAAGAAGAAAAAAGCGAGTGAAGAAACAAACGAACAAGTTGATAGGCTCAATGATTATCTGGACGAAGCCAATGCAGACGCCAGAAATATTCAACTTGGGATATACCAGAGTGCAGTAGGAACTGCATATAAAGCAATCCTGAGAGAGGATGAATGGACAAAGGATGGAGACTTACCGCCTTTCAGAATATTTATCCCATCACCGCAGGACGTATATATTGTTTATTCAAGCGTTACTGGCAAACCAGTGCTTTCCGTCCAGATTTTAAAAGACGAGGACAATCAGCAGTATTACCAGTGTTATTCTTCCAGACAGTATTTCAAAATTCAAAATGGAGCGGTAACAGAATCTGGAATCAATGGTTTTGGCGGTATTCCTATCATTGAATATCCGAATAATCACGACAGACTTTCCGACATTGAAATTGCGATTACAATGTACGACGCAATCAACAAATATCAATCTGACAGACTGAATGGGGTTGAACAGTTCGTGCAAGCCCTGATGAAATTTAAAAACTGCGAGATTGATGAAGCCGAATTTGTAAAAATGATAAAACTCGGTGCTGTATCTGTAAAAGACGTCGGGAATGGAACGCAATCAGATGTTGATTTAATGACTGCTGAACTAAATCAGTCAGAGAGCCAGGTTGCTAAAGATGATATTTACAATAATATGCTGATTGTAGAAGCAATGCCGAATCGACAGGGCAATACGGGCGGAGACACAGGAAATGCAGTGTATCTGAGAAATGGTTGGGATTTTGCAGAACGAGACGCAAAATTGGTAGAAGCATTTACGAAAGAAGCTGAAAAAGCATCTGCCAGAATTATTTTGAATATCATCCGAAAAACTTCAATGGATGTAAATATTTCAACCAGAGATTTTGATGTAAAAATCACTAGAAACCCGACTGATAATATGCTTGTTAAAGCGCAAACACTTGATTATCTGTTTAAAAATAAAATTCATCCGCTTATTGCGTTGATTACTTGCGGATTATTTAGTGATCCACAAAAAGTATACGAAATGAGTTTGCCATATCTCGGAACCATTTATCCGGAATTGGCAGACCCAGACTCAGAACTGCAAAAAGCGAAAGATTTGCTGAATGGCTTTAATAAGGATGTGATTTCAGAATGAGTGTTTCATCATATGATGAGCTAAATATCAGACCTGACAACCGCAGGAGCGAACCGTATAAAGAATATTTCAGCAAAATGTCAATATCAGACAAAGAAAAGCAAGAAAGGATAGCTTTTTCCGAACAAATGGAAGAAGTTGTCCTTTATATTTTGGCACTGATAGAAACAACCATAGAAAGTGGAGAAACGAAACGAGAATACATCCAGACTCAATTTTACGACAAATATCTGGATGTAATTGCTTCGTATATGATTATAGATACATATATCAAGCAATATGCCGTTGATATAACAAAGCAAATTATTGATGCAACATTTGAAAGATTTTCTGCCAAAGATAAAAGCATTACTGATGATTATTACCTGTCAAATGACCGGGCAATGTTTATTTCAGAATGCGAAGCTAATTCGATACTGAATTACAGGCAGTATTTAAAAGCTGTGAAAGCAGGAAAGACAAAGAAGAAATGGATTGACGTAGGAGACAAAAGGGAACGAAAGACACACCTCGAAGTCGGAGGAACCATACTCCCGATTGACGAGCCGTTCTCGGTTGGAGATAGCTTACTACAATTTCCAAAAGACACCTCGCTAGGAGCTTCGGCAGACGAGATTGTGAATTGCCGGTGCTCAATTCAATATAGTTAATTTAGAGACGAGTAAAATCGTCTCTTTTTTATTAAAAAATATGCACCCCGATAGCGTAATCATGGGAGACACCTTGAGCTGAGCGAACAGCGTAAAAAAGCGTATTGGTGATAGGAGATTTCAATGACAAGAGAAGATGTTAAAAGGATTTTTCCAGATGCAACCGATGACCAGATTACTTCTTTTCTGAATCAGTCAAATTCTGATGTGGCTAAAGAGAAAGCAAAAGCCCAGAAAGCAAAAGAACAGGCTGATAAAGCAGAAGCACTGGAAAAAGAACTGGAAGAATTAAAAAAGCAGAACATGACTGAAGCTGAGAAAGCAGAACTGGAACGTCAGAAAGAAAAAGCTGCAAACGAAAAAAGAATTTCTGACCTTGAATCTGCACTTGCAACTTCCCAGAAAGAAGCTCTGACAGGCAAAATTACTTCTATTTTTGCAAACGCAGGAATGAAAGGAGATGCCTATGCGGGAGCAATCAAAGCATTTTCAAATATGAATGCGGAGGATGCTCTTAAAGAAGCCCAGACATTTGTCGATGGAATTTCCGTAGAAAATAAAAACTCTCTTGATACCGCAAAAGCAGCTTGGGAGAAAGAAGCACTTGAAAATACACCTAATCCCGGTGGCGGTAAATCTGGTGGAGAACCAGGAAAGAAAAGCGAAGCATCTGAATACGCAAAAGCGTACTCAGCAAAAATGTGTCCAGAAAATAAACCGGCAGATGATAATGCCCCAGTAAATATTTAAGTAAAGGAGATTTAGATTATGGCTTTTATGAAAACAGAGCAGTACGAATCCACACCTAACATCCTCGAATCCGAGGTAGGGCTTGTACTTAAGACCTATACAGCAGAGCAGACAAATGCTGAAACCGTTGGAACTAAGAAGATTATCAAAGCAGGTTCCGTATATCCGACAAACGCAACTGGTGCTAAAGGCATTGTATTTGAAGACGTCGATATGACAGACGATACAAAACGACCGATTTCCGTAATTGTTGCAGGACGTGTTCTTGAAAAAAGACTTCCGGTAACAGTAGAAACCACTGCAAAAACAGATCTTGAAAAATCAGGTATCGTTTTTGTAACCACTACAGACCCAGAATTTTAAGGAGGTAAGCAGATGCCATTTAATATTTTAGAATCAATTACACAGGAAGAAAGACTTAACTTCTCTCAGGATTTCAGCGTAAAAAGGCCGGGCATTCTTGACACCATCTTCCCGGATGTCAAAACACAGTTCCTGAAAGCTGAATACTACAGACTTATGGCTGGACAGAGACTTCCAGAGGTAGCATTCGTTCATGCACTTGATACTGAAGCAGAAATCGGAACAAGACCGGGCTTCGAAAAAGTCCTGACTGAAAAGCTCTTTATTAAGAGAAAAATCAATCAGTCTGAGAGATTACAACAGGCAATCGAAAACGGTGTGCCGGATGACGATAACTTAAAGAAATTTGTATTTGATGATGCAGCCAACCTGTTTGAAGGTGTTGTTGCTAGAGCAAATGTCATGAAAGGCCAATTTCTTAGCACAGGTGTTGTAAAAATTAAAGAAAACAATGTGGATATGAGCATTGATTATGGTGTTCCGTCCGATGCAAAAGTAGAAATGACAGACTGGTCTAAACCAGATGCAGATATCATGGGTGATATCCAGAAGATGGTCGCTATTGCAGAAGATAATGGATTTGTGGTAAACAAAGCCCTGACATCACTTAAAATGATTAATTACATGAGAAATAACACTGCAATGCAGACCGCAGTCTTAGGAGCAGCTAACAAACGTCTTCTGACCAAACAGGAACTCGCTAATCTGCTTATGCAGGAATACGGAATCACAATTGATCGTTGCGACGAGAAATTCAGATTCAGAAAAGCGGATGGTTCTCTCAAAACAGGAAGATACTTCAAAGAAGATGTATTCACACTGTATGAAGCAGAGCCGAACGGTTCATTTGGTACTGGACTCTGGGGCGTAACACGAGAGGAACTTGAATACAGACAGTTTATTCAGAAAGAGAATCGTTCTTTCGTAACACTGTCCATGTGGGCTACACAAGACCCAGTTGCAGTTTGGACTAAAGCGTCAGGCATGTTTGTTCCGGTAGCGGCAAAAGCTAATGGTGGTATCGTAATCGGCACCAAAGCGGGGGAATAAACGGGCATAGTCTTGATGAGAACAGCCAGTCACCATCTGTAGCAAGTAAACACAAGTATACAGAAAGCGAGCTGTCAAGCATGACAGTGGTTCAGCTGAAACAGCTTGCAAGTGACAATGGCTATGCCCTGACATCGACAAATAAGGCTGGTATTATCTCTGAAATTTTATCTCAGCAAGGGTAGGTGATCTTAAATGGACGAACGGCTTGTAAATGATCTGAAAGAATATCTATCCGATGATGTGGAAACTGACGGCATGATTTCTTTGTCTGTAAAACGTGCAATTCGTTCGTTTAAAAAGAAGCGTAACTATCCGTCTGGATATACAGATGAAAAAATCAATACCGATATGGAATATTGTTATGATTGCATATTTGATTTGGCTCTCTATTTCCTTGTGAAACAGGGGGCCGAGTTCCAAGAATCGCACTCTGAAAATTCAGTAAGTCGAAAATGGGAATCCGAAACGGAAATATATATCAATCATGGCGTTTTTCCGTTTGCAGGAAGTTTGATTTAATAAGATGGTTGGGTCACGTGGCACAGTATTTTTGTCCTCCCGGAGTGCCGCTGGGTTGCTTATATTCAGTAGGGAAAAGCAAATGTTAAGGGAGTGAAGAAAGGAACTGGCGATGGGATGTGAACACGAATGTTTTAATGAACACCGCATAGCAGAATTAGAAGATAATCTTCGGAAGATGCAAGAAAGACAATCCGACCGCCATAAAGAGTTTTATGAGCGTATCGGGGAACTGGAAAGAAAAACGGCATTAAGTGAAAACGACTTGAATCATATCAAGTCAACTGTAGATGAGATGAATAACAATATAAAAACTCTCATGGCAGTTCCAGGAAAGCGCTATGATACAATTATTGTATGTGTTATTACGGCAATTGTCGGCGCGATTATCGGATTTATGTTAAACGGCATTCTTCCAGTTTGATTCCACTTGTAAGGGAGGACGGTGGAAATATGAATTATACAGACTTTTCAGAAGATGAAAGAAAATTTTACTTAAAAGAAGCAGGATTCGATTCCAGAGAAGAAAAACTGTTTCGTTTACGGGTTTATGGCGAGAAAACACTATGGGAAGCAGCTGAACTTATGGGGTATAGTCCAAGAACCATAGACCGAATTAACAAAAGAATAAAGAAGAAAATTTCCAAAGTTGCCCCGATGTACTGTCGGGGCTTTTCTTTGTATTGTGGCGAAAACGTGGCGAAATAGTGACGTTCAAAAACAGAGTTCCTTCCTATATAATATAATCATAGGAGAAAACACAATGATTATGTTAAGGAACCCTTACGAGGGTATATGGGAAAAGCATCGTTCCATAGATGATATGGATATGATTCTTGAATCCCGGACAGGAGGAACAGATTATGGCAGGTTATCCGTATTATCCGCAACAGCCAATGATAAACAACCCATACGGTCAAATACAACCGTATCAGGACAGGCTGGCACAATTGCAGAATAATTACCAACAGGCAATGCCTTATGGTCAAATGCAGATGCAACAGTTACAGCCAATTCCACAATCCCCTATGCTTCAAGGACAAATGGTGGATGGGATTGATACTGTAAAGGCTAAAGATGTGGATATGTCCGGCAATCCTGTTTACTATCCAAAAACAGACGGAACTGAAATTTACAGAAAACAGCTTCAATCCGATGGAAGGAGCAGGATTTTTGTTTACCGACTCGTAAATCCAGATGAACAGCAATCTAAGCAAGATGAAAAGCAGATTGACATTGAAGCAATGTTTAATCAGCTTCGGAATGATGTTTGTTCGGAGATTTCTGAAATAAAGAATATGTTTCCGACGCAGATGCCGGGGACACCAGAGCCTAAGCAGAACGGAGGTAGGCAGAGATGACATTCAATCCAAACGCCATGATGAAAAAGCAATTTGAGAAAATGATTTCTCAGAGGTTCGGAAGTGTTGACAACATGATGAACGATATGAGTAAATTTGCAGGAAATAATCCAACATTGAAGAATGCGTTGGATTTATATAAAAAAGGTGACGCAAGTCAACTGCATCAAATTCAACAGAATGTTTTTGAAGAAAAGCATTTATCTCCAGATGGAATTATCCAGAAATTCCTTGGATTATAACACTTCCCCACAATTGGGTGATTAAAAATCGCTACAATTCGGGACGACAGCCGCGGATGTCTCCTATTGTAAATAAAATTTAAGGAGACTAAAAACATGATGAATGGTTCAAATTACAGCCTTAGCGACATTGCTGCTGCTACAGGCTCTAATAGTCGCGCAAATGATATGTGGGGCGGTGATGGCTTTTCACTTATCTGGCTCGTCCTGATCTTCGCAATCTTCGGCTGGGGAGGTTTTGGCGGCTGGGGCGGAGGCTTTGGCGGCAATGGTGGAAATGGCGCTAACGGTGCCGGATTCCAAGGATGGGCGACCCGTTCAGATATTAGCGAGAGTTTTGCTCTTAACGATATTCAGAATGGTATCAGAGGTATTCAGCAGGGCATCTGTGACAGCACATATGCTCTCAACAATACCATGCAGAGTGGCTTCAACGGCGTGAACGTTGGAATGCTTCAGGGCTTCAATGGCGTTCAGCAGGCAATTAACGCTGATACCGTAGCCGGTATGCAGAACACCAACGCTTTACAGTCTCAGTTAGCAAACTGTTGCTGTGAAACAAGAGAAGCTATACAGGGTATTAACTACAACCTTGCTACCAACACTTGTGCTCTCCAGAACACAATGAACAACAACACCAGAGATCTTCTGGAAAACCAGAACAGCAACACAAGAGCAATCCTTGACTTCCTGACTAACGATAAGATTGCAACATTACAGGCAGAGAACTCTGATCTGAAACGTGCTGCATCTCAGGATCGTCAGTCCGCATTGCTTACAACTGCTATGGCTTCACAGACTCAGCAGTTAATCAATGCAATTAATCCGGCGGCTATTCCGGCATATGTTGTTCCGAATCCGAATACCTATTACGGCGGATGCGGATGCAACAGTGGATGCTGCTAAGTAACTCACCCTTAGAGGTTGACTAATTCTAAGAGGTGGGTTATGGCTCACCTCTTATTTTGATTGAGAGGTATAAAATATGAGTTGTAAAAGTGTTTGTAAGCTCTGCAACCATCTTGTAATCAGCCAATCCGTTGCGTTTACAGGAGGCAATCTTGTAATCACACTTCCGGCAGGCAGTTACAACAATGGAGAGAAATATTGTATTGTTGTTGCGCAAAGCATACCGGAAGCCACTACAATTACTGCCCCGGTAATGATTCAGATAGGAACAGGAACAACTTTGTATCCGCTAGAGAATCGTTGCTGCGCACAGGTTACGGCTTGCGGAATAAGAACCAGAACAAAGTACGCAACCAGAGTAGCTACAAGTGCAACCGGCGGAGTATTCAAGATGTTAGGAAATCCGGCTTGTAGTCCGAGTAACAATTTAACAGCAATTAATGGCACAGCCCCAACGACAGACACACCTGTTACACAGGCTGCCAGAAAGGGGGCAATGTAATGCATAAAGTTGCAATGGAAATGGGAAAATGGGCTATGGAAAAAGCCAAAGCACATGGATTTGACAACCTCAGTGCCCAAGACTGGGACGATCTGAAAGATTGCATGGAAGCCGTAAAGTGTGCGATTTGCGCAGATAAAGATTACAGAATCGTAGAAGCTATGGACGAATGCGAACAGGAAGAGAAGTATCTTGGACGCATGGGATATGACAGGTATCGCTATTCTAATGGCAGATTTGCCCCGAAAGGCAGAGGAAGTCGCATGGGATATATGCCATATCTTCATATGCAGGATGATGACTGGATAAGCGAATATCCGAACAATCCAGAGTTTGACCAGAACTTGTACCGCATGGGTTATCATCCAGACCGTAGTGATATGAGAATGGATGGAATGAACCATAAGCAGTCCAGATATGGCGAAACCTACGACAGATACAGTGAGAATCGCAGACATTACCATGATTCCAAAGACGCTGAATCCAAGAGAAAAATGGATGATTCCATGAAAGAGTATACAGAAGATATCATCCGCAATATGAAAGAAATGTGGGATGATGCAGACGCATCAATCAGACAGCAGATGAAGACTGACTTAACACGTTTCATACAGCAGATGAATTGAATATGAAATGAGCTTTGCCCTTGTTACAGGAATGTAGCAGGGGCTTTTTAGTTGAGAAAAGGATGGTGATAAGCCATGCTAAGACAATTTTACATGAACGGCGACCTATGGAGAGTGCAGTTTGTATCTCCACATGACAGCGTGTTAATTGACCGTACAGGCAATAGAACACTTGGAGTATCGGATTATTCCACCCATATTATTTCAATCGCAAATAACCTGTATGGAGAACTTCTGAACCGTGTATTTATTCATGAGTTAGGGCATTGTGTGATGTTCAGCTATGGTCTATTACCAGAACTTCATCGCATGGTCAAGAAACGGTATTGGGTGGACGCGGAGGAATTTGTGTGCAATATTCTGGCAGACTATGGACAGTTTGTTATTGGCACGGCCAGAGATATCTTAGGAAACCAGTTCACATATGTAGCTCCCATTGGGGTAGAAAGGATGATTGCATAGATGGCAAAAGCAGAAAACACAATTATTTTTGATGGCATTCAGTACAATCCCGGTGATGAATTGCCGGATTTAGGTAGTTGGGTATGTACAGATGCAAAAGGTATGGTTCGTGATTACGAGGGGCTTTCAAAAGATGTATCAAAGCTCCCACATTATGTAGAGAGTGGTTCTTCGGCGTTGTGTCTTGATACATCTGAATTATACGAATATCACAAACCTACCGATACATGGTACAAACTGTAAAGGAGAAGCGCATATGGCATTAACAGCAAAGAAAGTATATGCAATATTAAAACGCCAGATTTCCGATATGGAAGCAAAATTAAATAGCCCTGTAAGATACAGAGGTACAGTTGCGACTGCTGATTTGCTTCCATTAAATCCAGACATTGGCGATATGTACAATATCGAGTCTAAGTCGGTCTACGGCGAAGCAGGAATGAACGTGGCGTGGAATGGGGTAGTTTGGGACACTATGGGCGCTCCAATTGATATGTCACTGTATCTCACAAAAGAAGAAGCAGAGACGGTAATACAAAGATTAGTTACGGAATATTTTGAAAAGAATCCAGTCAAGCCTGGAGCCACGACAGAACAGGCACAGCAGATCGAGCAGAACAAGGCGGACGTTGCTTCATTGAAGGAAGAAACTGGTTCGCTGAAGGAAGATTTAGAGATTTCACTATTAGAAAACGACAGACTATATGAAGGTACAAACCTTGCTGAAAAATTCAAAGATGAAATCGCTAATTACTCAGACATCTGGCAGTGGATCAAAGCCAGAATCAAGGCAGGAAACTTTGCGGGTATTCATGTGAATGATTATATCCGCTGGCAGACCACAGATAACAAATGGATTGAGTCACGTGTTGCTGGTATCAACACCTACAGGAGATATGGTGACCGTGAAGTGCCAAACCATATTGACTTTATCAGTAAAGACCTGTGGCCGACACTGCATGTAATGAACCCGGTTAATTACAACAATGGTATTATCCCAACTGAAAACTTGTCCGGTGATGGTACGAAAATAGCTTTTGTACTGACAAACGAAATGGCTGGCATTGCGTCTGTTACGATTGGCGGTACTGCGGTGACAAGCTACACATACGACATTGACACTCACACAATCACTTTTACCGAAGCACCGGCAACAGGTACAAACAATATCATAGTAACCGGAACCGGATCAGAGTATCTTTGGTTAGCTTCAGATTTGTATTTGTATGCAAACAGCTTAAAAGGTCATGTGGCAGGCGGTACAAGTAAAACATCGCCGGTAAAACTGGTAGACTATACAAAAGATGGTATCTGGTCGAAACTTCCGGAAGCCTTAAAATCTGTAATTGTGACCAAACGTGCATTACTTCCTCAGCGATATTCAGCATCCGGGATGTTATCAATTAATAATTCCTGGAGCTGGAAGGATATGGGTAAACTCTGGATCCCGTCAGAAATTGAAGTATATGGTTGTGGTGTGTGGGCGGAAAACGGATATGACAAGGGTGGATTTGTGCAGTATCCGATATTCAATTGCAATATGCGACGTGTAAAAGAACTGGGAGATGGAGGTGATCGCAACAACTGGTGGCTGCTCTCTGCTCCCACTGGCAACACCAGCAACTTCTGTAGTGTCTACAACAACGGTAGTGCCAACAGCAACAGTGCTTCCAACACCTTTGTGGGGTTGCCCGTCTGCTTCCGAATTGCGTAGTGAAAGGAGATTAAATCTATGAATTATAAAGCCGAAATAGTAGCTCTAAAAAGTTTACTTGCTGACACTGATTACAAGGCATTAAAACATGCCGATGGAGTAATGAGTGATGAAGAATATGAGCCTGTTAAAGTACAAAGAAAAGAATGGCGTAGACTTATCAATGAGTATGAAGAAAAAGTGAAAGGAATGGATGAATCGGAGTTTATGTAATTAACTAAAGGGGGCTTTAGTTAAGCAATTCGCAAAATTACAAAAGAAAAGATAGAAAATCTCTCAATTCTTACAAAGGAAGAAAAAGATTATATTTTGAATTGATAAGTGAAAGGAGAACTATTATGGCAGTTGCACAAAATACAGTAATCATTGATGATGTAGAATACAAGCCAGGCGAACAGCTTCCGCAACTTGGCAGTATTCACCGAGTTTTCAAAGATGGTGGTAAACGTCATTATGAAGGACTTGCGAAAGATTCAGACAAACTCCCTCTGTACGTTGCTAACAATTCATCATGTTTTATGACCGATACAGGAGAGTATTACAAATTTGATGAGAGTAAGAAATTGTGGTATAAACCTGATAAGATCGAACAAAGCAAAGTAACACCGATTGAAGTATATGGTGTTCTTAACGGAAAAATCCAGCAGGTATCAGAAGACGTAGAGGGAATTGCAACACCACTTTTATACAAAGGTTCCGTATCAAATATTTCACAGCTCCCGTTATCTCCTAAGATTGGATGGATGTATAACATATCTTAAAAATCTATTTATGGAGAGGCAGGTATGAATGTCGCATGGACAGGAGAAATATGGGACGCTCTTGGACCGGCTATTGATATGGCACCATACTTGAGAGAGGATTCCGAGATCATAACATCCTTGAAAACCAAAACGGAAAATCTGGAATCTGCGAATTACACCGACAGAGGTACATTAGCTGATACTGACGCCTTTCTGATCAATGACGGTACAGGAATGAAAAAGAGTATGCTGAGCAAGCTGTCAGACTTTGTCCTTAATAAAATCGCTGATAAAGTGTTTGCAAAGCTTCAGACGAACGACAAAACAATTCTGGGCGCGATTAATGAATTAAATAGTAACACCTCAAAGCTTGCCTTGAAAGAAAACGTGACCGATATACAGGCTTTGATAAGCAAAGCTTCATCTAGCACGTACATTCTGTTCCACCTCTCTGGTGCTAACTATACAGGGAATGATCTTCCTATTGATGCGACATATAAATATGGATCTGGAATTATTTTTTACCGTAATTCAAATTCATGCAAAATCGTATTATTTCCGGAACGAGCGAAGCCAGTCTGGAAAATGGCTAATTGGGAAAAATGGAAAGACTTCGTAAATAATACGGTCGATTAACGATAGATAATTCTTGGTCTTACTATAACTAATACTCAAACATTTTTATGTTTTTTAATTAATATAAGCTAAAACTCAAGAGCCTCTTCCCATTTAATTCATTAAAATTCTTAAAACTTTTGTAAAAAGTTCTACCTAATATAATGAAACCGTGCTATAATTGCTATAACAGAACACAAAAAAGAGGAGCTGGACTCCCGTCTACCAAACAAAAAGTCCAACTCCAAGCACCACAAAGGGTACAGGTATATTATAACACGGTACCCTCCCTTTGTGAACCCAAAGGAGGGTTCTTTTTATGGAAAATTTCGCAACAGAGTTTATGACCAAGTTAGACGGTAAGTTATCCCCAGAACAGATGAAGACAGTTCTGGCAGAATTGGAAATGTTTTCTGCAAATTTTGATATTGAGAAAAAGCAGACAAACATTATTCCGTATCAGGACTGTGCACCAGAGTGTTACAAGGTTTATCTTGTCTCTAAAAAGATAGAGGGAATGTCGCCGCAGTCTCTAGTGACTTATAAATGTAATCTTGATGATTTCTTTCGTTCAGTCAATAAGCCACTGGCCCAGATCACTACAAACGATATAAGGCTGTACTTGTATAGCTTGTCAGAAAGAAATACGAACCGAACGATTGACGGAAAGAGGCTTATCATTCACACATTTTTTGACTGGTGCGTAAAAGAGGAGTATCTTGCAAAGAATCCGTGCAGTCGAATTAATCCGATTAAATTCGAGGTAAAGCCGAGGGAGCCGCTTGACGATATTGAGTTAGAATTGGTCAGAGATGCTTGCAAAGATTACCGTGAACGTGCGATTATCGAACTTTTTTATAGCACCGGTTGCCGTGTATCAGAGATGGTGGTCCTGAAGAAGTCAGATATTGACTTTCAGACTAAAGAAGTGCATCTATTTGGAAAGGGAAGTAAGCATCGCATATCTTATATCAACGCTAGGGCAGAAGTTGCATTGAAAAAGTACTGGTTTACTAGAGATGACTGTTGCGACAGTGCAATAGCAACTATTCGCAAACCGTACAGAGGAGTCACAAAGACACAACTGGAACAGATTGTAAGAAAAATTGGGGAAAGGTCGGAAATCGGAAGAAACTTATACCCACACCTTATCCGCCATACAACTGCCAGCTCAGCTCTTGAAAGAGGTATGAATGTTACGGACCTGCAAAAGATGCTGGGACACGAGAAACTTGATACAACTATGATTTATGCAAAGGTTAATCAAGAGTCGGTCAGATACAATCATCATAAATATGTTATTTAAGGAGAACTATATGAGAGGATTAAAACGGCAAAAGCAAACAATATACTGGTCTAGGGTGACAGAAGAACTTGACGGAATAGACACAATCAAGAAATATCAGAATCCAGAACTGCATTGTCTATCCGTGTCATCAACAGCCGGAACGCCGGAAGAATTATCTGCCGGGTACGTCCCGGACTATGACAGATACATCACGAATTTTGACCGTAGCTTCAAACCGCAGACCGCCGATGTATTCTGGATAGACTGCAAACCGGAACTGACCGAATCTGGAGAGCTTATTCTGAATGAATCTGGAGCGCCTGCAGTCCCGCCGGATTACCGCCTTAAAAAGGTTCTTGATACCCAAAGAGGGAATGTAGCGCGGTATGGTATCAAGTATATAGGAGATGGTTCGGATGGCGAATAAGACCATTAAAGTCAACTTGTCGCAGAAATCTATACATGACGCGATTAAACAGCTCAGGCAGTACCAAAACAGCCTTAAAAGTAAGAATGAATTATTTGTTCGTCGACTGTCTGAACTTGGAATCCCTGTCATTGATCAGAATATTTCACTGTCGCAGGGCGATTCCGATAAAAATCACAGCACCTACATCAAAATCAATTCGTTCGGCGATTACTCACAAGCAACTTTAGTATGTGAGGGCGCAGGTCTGTTGTTCATAGAGTTTGGTGCCGGAATCCATTACAATACCCCGGCAGGTTCAAGCCCACACCCGAAAGGGCAGGAACTTGGATATACAATCGGTTCTTACGGTCAGGGTAAAGGAAAAAACGATTCTTGGACATACACGTCTGAAACTGGCGAATGGGTACGGTCATATGGTACCGAAGCCACTATGCCGGTATATAAGGCAAGCGTAGAAATCATGCAGAGTATTAGGAAAATTGCAAAAGAAGTGTTTGCATCATGAAAGTTAATACCTGATAATACTGAATAATACCTCTGTCTTTGATATACTATAACATATAAAAGCATCTACCTGAGCGGTGGGTGCTTTTTCTTATAACGAGGTGATTCTATGCCAGACACGATCAATAACCCAGT